CCTATGTCATTAGAATCTTCTATATATCTTTCCGATCTAGGATGTCCGTAAGCATCTTCTGCCATCCAGGTATTTGATTCTGTTTGTTCGTGATCACGCAAACTTACTTTTAGTGTTTCACAAGGAACATCGAAATAATAACTAATCATTTTAGCAGGCAGCAGTCCGCCTCTAGTAATGCCAACAATGTAGTCTGGCTTCCACCCGCTGATAGTAATGTCTCTGCAGATTTTTGCAACTAATCCTTGATATTCTTCCCAACTAACCTGTCGTTTTTTTGACATGATTCTCCTTACGACCTTTTAGATACTGTTCGTGTTGTATCCATTTGTTATTAACTAAAAATCCCCATTCACGTTTATGAGGACCTGGCATGAACAATGTCCATGCAGTTACACCATGTTTCAATTCAATGCGATGATATGAATGTGATTTACATACTCGAAAATGCCCTGGACCACGCCACTTGCGCACTTCGCAACTTTTTGTTCCGTCTGCGTTAAACTGAGGAATCCATTCATAGTAGCCACCTTTAAGAATTAGGGTAGCATATGGCCATGGATGATCATGCACATCGTCTGGATCACCTTTTAAAAACTTGTGTAAAAATATATTAAAAGGAAATAGATTTCTATCTTTCAAGAAAAGATAATACCTTTCTAGATAAGGTTCGTTGCAGATACGATCATAAATGATACGCTTACGACCAAGTTTTTCTAACAGTTTAAGAAACATTGCAAACCTCTTCCTCTAGGTACCTTTTTAATTCTTTATCTGTAGGTTGAACAGCATAGTTCTTTTTAAAAAAGATTTCATAGCTGTCGCTGCCATACTTGCCAATGCCAAACAATTTGTTGGCATCATTTCCGTCCCAAGTTAAATAGTCTTGACTCATTTTAATCAAACGAGTGTAACGAACATTTGCCATGCCCAACGGTTGGATTATGCTTTTAACAAATTCTTCGTCTGCGTGTAATAATGATAACGCTGTAGGAAACCAATATAGGAATTCAGGCAGTGTAGTTTTTACTGCCTTTCTTCCGGTTTGATTTAACATGATAACTCCTACCATGTGTTCCCAACTATTAGTGATCTGTTGTTGTACCATTAGATCGTCTCGAAGAGGATTAAACATTATCGTGGCGCAAACTCTTGTTGTAGTTTAACATTGTCCATGAACTCTTTTTTAGTTCCTGGGTCTGTCTGGAAAGCACCTTTCAATACTGTAGTTTGAGTTAACGATGAATGTGCCATAATGCCACGATTCTCACAGCATCCATGAATTGCTTGAATGTAGACTGCTACGTTTTCAGACTCAGTGGCCTTCATGATCTCACGGGCTATGTCGTTACATAGTTCTTCTTGAAGTGTGCCACGACGAGCACACCACTGAGCGATCCTAGTATATTTAGACAGGCCAATAAGTTTATTAGCGGCGATGATTCCGATGTAAGCAACACCAGACACAGGTTGATGATGATGACTGCACATAGACCGCAGTTCGCTACGAACAACAAGCATGCCTTCATATCTATCAGACGAATCATTTGGAAAAGCTGTTGCATCTGGTGCTGGATCATATCGACCGCCCATAATTTCGTTAAAATACATTTTAGCAAGACGACGGGCTGTACCTTGGCTGTTAGGATCATTCTCACGATCAATTAGCAAACGATCAAGCACCGTTTCAAATGCTTCTGTTGCTTCGTCTATTAGTTTTTCTTTGTCGCTATCAGTAATGTAATCACTAACGTTGTCACCTGCCCAAAACCTTTTCTTATCACGTTTCATCTTAAAGCGAATAGCATCGCCTAGATATCCTTCTTCATAGCCTTTGTCGCTCATGTCGTCTGCACCTTTAAGTGCGCTTTGTAAATCTTCTGATGTAAATGTTGTCAATTAATATTCTCCGAGTTAATGACGTGGATGTCTTTGTACTAGTATATAGGTTTATTTAGGTTTTTGCAAGTAGTTTAAGAACATATTTCATTTTATTGACAATGCTGCTTCTCTACCTCCAAAATTTCCTCTAACAAACATGTTAAATGCAACGGAAATTCTATCATCCTTAGAATTGTTTATTTCTACTGAATGCATTACATTTGAAGGAAAAATAATTATCTGATTTTCAATTGGAGTGATAGACCATGTACTACTATTAAAAGTATTTTGTTCTGAAAATTCTAAACTAATTGTGGGAGAAGAAAAATTTAAATATTTTTGGTGTTTGTGAAATGTAATCTGTCCTGTCTCTTCTGCTGCCTTTAGATATAACACTCCCGAAAATAACGAATTGACATGACTATGTTCATGTGCAGAACCACCCGGCAAAAATTTAACAGCCCATGAAGTGGTCATATAAAATTCTGTCTCGGGTTTAATTTTTAAAAGATTATAAACATAATCATCAAATGCGTTGAGAACTTTATTTCTAATTTCTAAACAGTTGGGATTATCTAATAATGTAACATCATTAGTAATAAACCCGTTTTCCATCCTTTCAAACGGTAAATTTACAATGTAGTCAATACTTTTAGAAGAGATCGGATCTACCTCAGATGAGTAAATAGGAACACCAAATAAAGAAGCTGCTGCTGGCATAGATTGTCCTCTATAGTTATTTTAATATCTTTAATAGTTCGTTGCAACTAAAAAAGTTTTCTTTTAATAAATCGACCTGTTTATTTAGGCCTGGTAATCGGTTTTTATAATTTTCCATATGATCAACGATCGCATCGATTACTTTTTGTTTGTGTACAGTATATGCAGCAAACGATTCTGTCCATTCGCTAGGATATTTAAATGGGTCAATTGCCATTTCACTGTAGCTTAATCGATCTGGAACCATCGGGATAGCATCTACTACTGCACCTTCGTACCAACTAATACCTAGTGTTTCTTGTAGATTAGCACTGAACACTAGCTTGGCTTCACCTAATAAATTATGATATTCGTTCTTTGATAATTGTTGTTCCTGGCAAATAACAAATTCATATTGTGGCAAGTGTTCTTTAAGATCTCTAAAAATCTCAACTTGTTTCTCTGGTGCAATGCGATGCGGAAATAAAATAAGATCACGTTTTGGCATATTCTTATACATCAACAATGTATCAGACATATATTCCATTGGCCATCCACTGCGTGTAATTTTTCCATTTGGCATGTAACGAATGCGACCAGTTCTCTTTTCTTCGTTTAACAAGTTTTCAATAAACATGTTAACATGAAAGTCTGTAGCAAAGTAGTTATAATCAATAGCCTCAAAGAATGCCAGTTCGCTGTGCCGCACCCACTTAGCATCACCAATAAGACGACCTAAGAAGTCCTGTGGATCATAACTACCTGCATGCCACAGTGCGTGAATAGTTATAGGAATCTGTAACAGTTCACTCATATACTTTAAGTTTATAATGCCCGGATGCCAAGCATCAGTAAAAATAAAGTGGTCGCCAGCATGAACGGATCCGTTACAAAACAACCTCCCCATCTGTTCAACTTGACTAGACTTATATATATTGGTGCCACCAAAATTAAGAAAAGCACCAGGAGTAGTGGCTTTAGGAATATCCTCAGGCCCAGAGATAATTTGAACATTGTGTCCTTCCTTTCGTAGTAATGCAGGCAAGTGGGATTTCCACTCACCTGTGTACCTTGTTTCTACAGCTTCAAGATCAACGAGAAAAATTCTGGCCATATGGTTTGCGGCTGTGACCGCGATCTCCGTTATTTCTATCTACCCACGGTCTGCGTGGTCGCTTACTGTTAAGGTAAGCCTGATAGGTTGCAGAATCTTTTTTGTATAATTCTGCTGGGTTAAAGGGTTGTAGGGTAATCCTACAGTAATCCAAGTACGCCTCAAGATCGTTGAAGATCCTAACGACGTCAGGACGGTTTTCAAAATACTTGTAATCAGTATAATTCTTAGCCATTGCAGCCTCTTATTAATATTTGATAAATGAACCATTTTCTCCATCTTCGGAGACCTCAATCCAAACCTCACGGTCTGGATACTTCTTGTTAATGATATCATACAGATCGTCTGACATCATTTCACAACTTTTGAAATCAAGGTCTAGAACGGCACCTTGACTATTGTTACTACTGGAATTTGATTGATACAACGAACAGAGCCAACGTTTAAATTGGATGAACTCGATGTCCCTGTCGTTGTGGGACACACTGATCCACACCCTGAAATGAAAGATGTGGCGATGAGGATAACCCAAAAACGATACATCATATTCATCTCCTGTAGCTAGATTTGGATCTGTTAATGCTGCAGGATATTTATGTATGCCTTCTTTCTGGAAAGTAACCCAAATCATTTTGTTAGGTCGTTGATCTTGTCTAATCATCATCGTAATTGTTCCATAGTAATAATTTTTCCAAGTTCTTCACCTAGATCTTTGTCATCAGTAATTATATGCAGACTATTACGATTCTCATCATGTTTACGATCGTACTTGGTAGTTTCCACAATAGTACCTCCACTGGCACCATATATATTTAGGCGAAAGCCTTGTGAAGATAGATTTGGACTGCACTCGTCAATTGTGATAGTTGCGCCGTAGTCGCCTTCCTCATTCATTAACCAGTTACGTAATTTTTGTTTAAAAGTTAACTTCATTGGTCTTACCTTTGTTCTAGATTTAATTTGTGTTGCACCACGAATTCTTGGCACTGATGCAACTGCGTATCCACCACTCATTTAATAATCTCGTCCTTGCCATATTGGTCCCAACTGGTAAATTTATCTCTACCAAGTAAGTCATGTAGGTTATGGCACCATACCCCATGATTAGTTGCTGCAAAATCTTTGTCGTCGATTTTAATTGTAGCATTGTATCCCAACTGTTGTAAATAGGGAAGTTTAACTGAAATCTGCGGAATAAACTGACGATGTTCAACTAGGCAGCTTTCGAGTACACCTTCTACTACACCTACATCAAAGTCTAGGGTACACCAAAAGCCAGCATCAAGACATTCTTGAATCATAAATTCCCAAGGCTGCCATCCTTTGCCGTCGTCGGTATCGAGTTTAGGAAAACTTTGATTAGCACCAAAATAGATATGAGTGCAGTTGTGATCCTTAGCAAGATTTATAATTGTCTGTTCGTTCTGAACGCCAACCACAAACAGAGTTTTCATTCCGTATGCAGGAGTCTTTTCAATCTCAATACCAGTAAACAATATTACTTCTTCGGCAACACCGGTATCATAATCTCTTTTCATTTGATAATCTTTAAGAATTTAAGTAAGTTAAGGAATCTTGCTTTATAGGAATTGTTGATAATAATCATAGCAGGACGATGTGGGCATCTACCTTGTCGCCAATCGCAATCAGGTCTAATTGTTTCGTAGCAGGTAGAACATTTTTGTTTCATAGTTAATTATACTATCTTTTATGTGAACTGTCAATAGTTTATTCAACGACTAAGCTATTTAGATCGTCATCATCGGGATTTGAAAAGTCAATTTCTGCAGACTTTTTGCCATCATCAAAATCAAACAAACTGCCAAAAGTGTTTGCAGCAGGACCGCCCTGTAAGCGTGAACCTTCTAAGCTCTTTAGGAATCCAGCAGCATCCGAAATTAATTGGAATGCTTCTGCTTTAGTTTTAGTATTAAATAGTTCTTCAACAAAGGCCGCAAAATATAGAATTCTATTAGGAACCCAATCGCTGAATTCAATTTCTTTCTTGCCTTCAATGCTCTTCATACGCCAATCTGGTTTAAATCTCGCACATTCAATGTCCATCAACTGTTGAGCACGTTGTACCGCAACAATATGACATTCAACATTATGACCCATCATTAGTGCGTAAGCAAAACTATCCCACGATGTTTTGTTTGGAATCTTACCTAGTTTATTAAGTTTAGGCACAACATTATAATGTGATGGATCTAAGTGATTAAATTTAACGTCACCTAGTTCTTCATCAGTCTTACGAACACCGTAGTCGTAATATGCAATATCGCCCATAACAAGTCTAGAAGCAAACTCACTTTCAAACGGAAACGGAATATCTGAGTTAGCAAGTGCTTTATTATCTGGAGCCTTGTCCATAATCACCGACCAACGCTTGTTAGTGTGAACAGCATTAGTATAAACAAGTCCGTGTGCAGTAGCAATGAACGGTGATGCACAGTCGAAACTGATTGTAATCTCTGGATTGATATGCTTTCTGATCTGACGTTGGATAAGAGTTAAGTAACATGACCAATCTAACTGAGCTGTACCCAAGAAGTGCATCCAGTTCTTGCCTTTTAACAAGCCATCTTCACGCATAGTCATCAGTCGTTTGAGAGTAATGTCCATTTTGCACATATTAGCACCACCCATGGCCCACCCTTCTGCTTCACGTCCAGCATACTTGCCATTTGGATCGCTAAACTCTTTAACACCGTTATACCATTTCTCAGCAGTATCCCAATCTGAACCTTGTAGTACATTAAGCCATTTAGTGGCTCCTAACCGATTCATTAAGAAATAATCGTTATTATACCGAGTCTTTTCTAAACAATCTTCAAATGTCTTTAATCCAGTTTTTGGACTGTGAATATGATCACAAGCCCATGTCGGAACGTCTAGCATCATTGACCAATCAGCAGTAAGTTCTAACCATTCAAGAATTTTCTGACGAGTCTTAGTAGCTTCTGCACCTTCAAAGTTTAACCAGTCAAACTTAAGAACACCTTTACCAATCTGATACCCGCCGGAGTCACCTAAGATCATTGTCTTTGAACGATCTCGATCTTGAATCATTGATTCTTGTACAAGACTCTTTTGCAAATCAAGTTGTGCATGACCTGCCGAATACAAACCGTATTTGTAAAAGAAATAGCCTTGTTCGGGATTTAGGAAGTTCATACCTTCAACACCACGATCAAATCCCGCAGGAATACGATCGTCTGAAATAAACTTTTCTAAACGTTGCTTGGCAACATACGTGCTATAAAAAGCACTGATAGCTGGTAAGTATACTGCATAATCTTTCTGCAACGGTGTTAGATCAACTGGTTGTTTCATATTTAGGCTGCCTGAGCTGGAATAATGTATTTGTAAGTAGCAAGTCCGCTATCTAAAGTGATTTGAATAGCACCTTCATTTGATAATGACATCTTAGTGTTGTTAACATCTGCAATCTTAAGAATGCTCAAGATTGGTAACACTGGCCATGTCCAGCCACGATCTAATTTACCTTCAACATTTTGTGCAAAAATAAACTCACCACCGTGTGTGCTTGCATCGCCAAAGATAAATTTCAAATTGCCACCATCTGTTTTAGCAAGAAATGTTGGATGCTCTGAATTTGCGCCTGCCTGGAAGTTGAAACGTTGCACAGCACTAACACTAGGATCAACTTCAACGTCCCATTTAACTCCACGAAACTTAACAGTTTTCATCTTTTCGTTAATAACTTCAGTAGACATAAAACGATAGTCGTTTTTAAAGTCACTGTCTTTGTTTTCAAAGTGAATGCCAACTGGAATAGTTTCTCCGTTGCGTTCTGCTGTCGTGATACTAATTTTAGCATCGTCTTTGTACTCAGCACCATCTAATAGATATTTGAGTTTTTGTAGTTGTGGCATACCAAACACACCTAACATGTCTGGATATGGATTAGCAGTCTCAGCCTCCATAATAACTGAACGGTCATCAGCCATTGAGTTAATAGTTGTACCTTGTTCAGTTCCTGAAACTTTAACAGTTGTTAGGAAGCCAAGGTTTTGTGTATGACTTACGATGTCTTGTAAAATGTCTTTCATTTGGGTTTCTCCGGTTATATTAATATTATATTTAGATCGTGAGCAAAAGTCAACAATATTTTAATCAAAATCAAATAATTTGCTGAATGTATTATCACTGCGAGTTGAACTGATGTCCCATTCCAAAACACCAATTAGGTTTTCTAATTTTTCATCGATGACTGTGGTTTCCATTTCTGCATCGTCGAACGGTAGATCTTTAAACCACTGTGGTAAACGCAATTCGTCTACAGGATATGCCACTGAAGTATGCCCCATAGGATTGTTTTTAAGACGACATACAATGACTTTAGCACCGTCAGTAATAGTCACAGAATACTTGTCATCCATCATACGCTTTAGGGTATTCCAATTCAAACTAGCACGAACGTGTCCGGGCATGTTGGTCTTACCTGCTTTCTTTTCCTTAGCAGCATATTCGGAAATATTATTGGCACGTTTAGGACTACCTTTCTCCCAACCTGGACGGGTTTTAAATTCAGTACGGAAGTCGGTAATATATTCGAGAACTTCTTCTTTAGCAGCACCGTTAAGAACCTTAGTAAGTACTTCACTTAAAAAGTCTTGGATGACTACAGGAGTATCCGATCTCTTTAGGTCAAGCCCCATGGCTTTAATCTTACCAGGGCTGCCGTCTGTGTCTGTTCGTTTGCCTTCTTTGTCGTAGTAGAGGACTGCATATCGTTTTTTAGTAATGAATAGTCCTTTGGAAGCAACAATCTCGCGACCTGCTTTGATGACTTCACCTCTGACTTTTGGACAGTGGAATGCGTCTTGCATAAACTTTGGAAATGTGCCATTTACTTCTTCTCCTATGCTATCATAAAGATCAATAATATTTTCACGGCTCCAAGGAATTAATCCTTTTTCAATATCTTTCTTCAGCGTACTGTATGCAGAAAAATAACAAGAGTCTGTATCACCATAGATAATTGCTTTACCAATGTGATCGTTCTCTCCGGTAATAATTTCATTTACTTTCCCAGCCATATGACGAGCAACGGCTCTGCCGGTAAGAGTTGTGGATTGGCCAATACGATTATCAAAGAACCTGCAACCAGGGTTAAGAATAGCACCGTATAAGCTATTGAGGTTAATCTTTTTAACCAGTTGACGTTTGTCCCAATATTCTTCTTCAATTTTATTTCCTGCTTGAATACATTCTTTTAATTTAGTCTGCATGTCTTTACGCTCTGCATACCAACGCTTTAACAGTCCGGGAATGATACCTTCTTTTTCGTAAGTAAAGATTGTGCCGTTAGCACTGAGCATCCAAGGTTGATTACTTTCAAAAATTAAGTCGTAGGCTTGAGCAGCACTTAATGTGTCATTACCACCGTCTTCCCAATCGATAGTGATTTCTCGGCCTACTTCACGATTCATTACAGCAGTATATTCTAGACTACCAAACACACCTTCCCAAGCACTGGCAAAAGATTTTCCTTTGCCTATCTCTGCCGCAATAAAGTCTTTGGTACCGTCTTGACGTAACTGTCCAACAATAGTTTCTGGACCCATGTTTAATGCACGAATCGCAGATGGATATAGTGAGTTAATATCTAGTGAGCCGATCCATTCGTGAATGCCTTTTTTCGGATACGCAACATACGCACCTGCTGCTTGATTACTGTCATTAGGATCACGCTGTATACGATTAGGAACAATAAGTCCGCGGCGGTGTGATTCATTAATAATTGCTTGTTCAGTAACTGCCACTGCTCCCATAGTAGTCTGCAACAACACAGTACATTCATGCGCCAGGGTGTTAGCAAGAGCTAAGAACTTGAGTTTTTTGTCTAGTTTATCAAGCAACGCACAGTCTTGTCTGTTGTACTCAATAAACTTACGGAAGTCATTGTTGTATAATTGATCAAGTGTGCCTTCGTAGACTGTTTTGTTTTCACCAATCTCCATCTCACCGATAGCATCTAATCGATATGTATGGCGTTCTTCATATGTGTATTTTCTATATAGTTCCAACGAGTCTAAGTGTACACGACCAATTAAATCATATGTAACTGCACTCTTACCATATTTTTCATATTCACGTTTCTTAGGATACTGATTCCATAAACAAAAACGTCGAGTGTCTTCTTTGCTCAATACCTTAGTGACACGATTAACGGTGTAAGGAATATCAAAGCCTTCACTGTTCCAGCCACTTAATACATCTGCATCTTCAATTAAGTTAAGAAACGTGTCTAGCATCTCGCCTTCTGTCTCGAACAACATAGTGTTAGGAAATTCTGCAACCTGCTTAGTTGCTTCTTCCATTGACAGCGTCTTAGGGGGCAATGCCAAACACACCATAGTGTCCATCCATTGTAATTGAACGGCAATCGCAGTAATTGGCATGAATGCATCTTCTGGCGATGCGTAACCACGTTCTGGATCAAAGTCCACCTCAATGTCGAACCAAGCTACATTTAGTTTTGGGGCATCGGCATTCAGGTAGTTGTCTTCTAGACAACGATAAATTGGATTGATGTCACTTTCGAATAATCGTTTGTTACTGTGAATCGCAAGTTCTTTACGATGTTCTTTAACATTCTTGCTGGTAACACGGCTTAACGGTTCACCTTTAATTGAAAGATATTTGCCCTTTGGATCAGGATAATAGAAAATATGCCGTGCGGGATATTCTTTGAAATGTCTGTTACCTTTGTCGTCACGTTCAACGACATTGATAACGTCCTGCTCTCTATCATAGAAAGCGTCTACGTAACTCATTTATTCTCCTTATGCAACTTACGGCTTGCAAATACCAATATGCGGTTTATGGCCCGCCGACCTTGCTTATAGATTACTTATCATCCTTGTGTAGGCAATGACATCGATAGTGGCGATCAATAGATAGTTAGCGATCATCCCAGTTGATCCCCGGGTCCAAGCTGCCCACCCAAATATTGTACACTGTATAACAAACAAAGGGTATAGATATATGAAGGGAGGATTAGGTAGTGTATACCCCATCCAAATCGTACAGCCAATACTCATAAACCATGCTAACAGTTCTAATACAAAACGTACAGGATGTGTAGCGTAGTCTTCCTTAATCCAATCAACAGTTGAATTAAACATTAATCAAGTCGCTTGGTGATGTCAAGGATAGCTTCGATCTCTTGCCAATCTTCATCGTGTGCTTTGAAATCACCTTTATGAGCAATTTTAATTGCACGGGTAATAATGCTTGGTTTGATTTGAAGTTCTTCGGCAACAGCTTTTACAGTTTCTTTTAGACCTTCGTTGAGATCTTCTACTTCACGAAGTACGTTTGATCCTTCGTTGATTAATCTTTCGAGCTTTGCTTTTTCTTCCGGACCGTACATTTTAGTCATATGATAAATCTCCTTATACGACTATTATACAGTCAACAAAAAAGCCAGTCAACCTAAGTTGCTGGCTTTATGTTAATTTGGTTAAATTATTTTGTTTCTGCTAGCACGTCATACATTTCAAATACACCGCCCATACGCTCGTATACTAGACCAGCATATAAATCAGCTTTGGTGCTTTCTTGGAATTTAGATTTAGCAACACGTTGTGCCCAAGCAAACAATTCCTGATCCACTGCATCAATTTGTTGTTGACCACCACTTTCTTGAACTAGTTGAACCATGTCTTTGAAAGTTAATTTTTGTTCCACTGATTCTTTAACGGTTTTCTTTTTACCAAAGAATTTTTCTTGTTTAGCACTCATGCCTTTCTTACCAGCTGGCTTGTCGCCACCTTTTTCTTTAGCAGCTTTCTTCATTGGTTCTTTCTTGTCGCCGTCTTTGTCAATGTCCAAAAAATCTGGTTTAGCAGCTTCTTTCATTGGTTTCTTTTTAGTATCTTTCTTTTCGTCTTTCTTGGCTTCTACCATTTTAGCAAACTTGCCTTTGAAAGCTTCTGTATCAATAGATTCTTTTTTAGCTTTTTTAGCTTTTGGCTCGTCATCTGCATCAGGATCTGTATCTTTATCGTCGGATCCGCCGTAGTTGCCTGGAGCAGCTTTATGAACGATACCTGTTTTAGTTTTAGTAACTGTGCCGCCTTTAGCAGTTTTTTTACTATCACCGACTTTCATTTCTTCTTTAACTGCTTCGTCTTTCTTTTCTTCAGCTTGTTTTTTAGCTTCAGCAACGTAAGTAGTACGGCCGCTTAGAACACGAAGTTGTGCATCTTCATTAAGTTGTACACTTTGTGGTAATTCTGGGGCAGCAATAGTTTTAACTTCATCGTTTAAACTGCTGATCTTGCTAATTATTGATTTAAAGTCCATGTTCGAGTCCTTGGGGTTCGTATTTTTATTTATCTTTTAATTGCGTTGCCTTCACCAAATAAACTAGTTTTCATATCTAGTGCATTATCAGTGGGCTTAATTTTTTTAGGTTTAGGTTGCGGTGGTGCTTTAGTACCGCCGGGGCCTCCGGGTTCTCCTATATAGCTCTTTTTGCCACGAGCTTTTCCGGGACTAAGATGTGGAGCATCAACTGTGGCAATATTTCCTGCACTAGTTGCACCTGCTGTTGCTGTTTCAAATATTTCACGTATTTTCATAGTATTGTATTTATTTCTTTTTACCGCTCTTCATGTTAGCGCACCAATGTGCCATACGTGCTTTTTCGCCTGACGAATTCTTAGCAGTTTTGCGTAGACTTGTAACGCTGGCCTTGCAGTTTACTCCACTACGCTTTGCTAGACCCTTACGACCTGGTTTTTTGCCGTCTGCAAAGTTTTCACCTACTCCTCCACCATCGCCACCGCTGGATCCACCATCGCCACTGTAGCCAGCATAGTATCCATACCCACCATATGGGCCCGGACCATAAGCAGCCCAACGAGGTCTACGTTTTTTACGCTTGGCTTCTGTAATAAACTCAAACGCTCTCATTTTTATCCCCAGGTGCAGCAATAGCACTGCTACCGCCTCTATCTTTACTGACTAATTGCTGCGGTTCATGTTTCTCTTCACCTTTGGCCACTCGACGGGCACGTTTTAGTCCGTCTAATACCACTTTAAGGCTGTTCTCGTCTGCTTGATATTTGATACCAATTCCGCCTGCTGCTTCCCATGCTGAGATATTACTACCACGATCATCAATCAATACATTAGGCATGCCGTTGGTATTTTTAGCATATTTGGCTTTGTTAGGCGTGATGTAGATATGCTGCGGTTGGGGATTGAGATGTTTTTTGATCCATACGCCTTTGTATTTTGCCGATCCTTCGTGATCGCCGCGTAGTGGGCTAGAACAGATATTATAACTGCCTGCTGCATCTACAACTATATCAACTAACTTGTCCGTGCTGGGAAATTTAGGCAATCTAGCAAAGAAATCTGTGCCAACCATCTTATCTAATGTAGGATCTGCTTTGGCAGGGGGAATTGAACGATAATCGTGTTTACCATACTCGTTAGCCGGAACTCCAGCTAGTTTAGCATATTCATGAAAGAAGTCTGCAAGGACTCCGTCCATATCTAAATAGACTTCCATGCCTTCTGGTAGATTTAAATCACTAGCTCTCATGCCTGACTATAAGGATTGTTAGGGCTATCCTCCTCACCTTGTCTTTCCGGGAATACAAGATACGTACCCCAATTAATATCTTGAGGATTAATCTTAGAAATATCTCGCTCCTCAGGCAATGGACCGCAACCTAATCGATCCCATTCTGCTTCAGAGTAATAATATTGTTTGGTCATCATGCTGAAAACGAGCTCCCACAACCGCAGGTAGTAGTTGCATTAGGATTCTTTATACTAAATTGACTACCATTAATACTTTCTGTATAATCAATTTCTGCACCTTGTAAATAGCCCATGCTCATAGCGTCAACTAAAACTTTGTAATCGCCCAGCGGTACTTCAAAGTCGTCTTCGTTTTGTTGTTCGTCAAATGTAAACCCGTATTGAAACCCCGAACATCCGCCACCTTGCACAAAGGTGCGTAACTTTAGCTCAGGATTATTTTCTTCTGCTAGAAGATCTAATATTTTTGTTTTAGCTGCTTCTGAAATATTAATCATTCTTATCTCCGATTGGTGGTTCGCCAGTTAGGTACGGTTTAGAGAACCACAATTGAAACCATTCCGGTGTTCCGGGTTTAATATTATGTTTTTTTTCTAATTGTTGTTTTTCATTGCCGGTAATACTAATATTGCTGCCATCATAGGTATGATATCCTTTGAACTCATTAATTCCTGCAAGGCGTTTTATTTGATCTAATTCGTCCATTATATTCGTTATGCAGACGTGTTTTTTCCGGCATTAGCTAGCTCAGGATCTAACATAGCGATACCTTTAATCTGTGCCATCTTTTCAATCTGTTCTTTATCTAGTGAACCAGAATGTTGACGTCCGGGTCTATCTAATTTAAGCCATAACTTAAAAGTTGTAGGATCCATTCTATCGTACGGACTAAAATCCATGACTACACGTTTGCCTTCTGGGCTAATAGCGGTATGAAAAATTTTACGATTGTCTTCCTCTTCCTCTACATCGGATATGTATGTCCACCCGTCAACTTTGAAATCTGGCCGACCGTAGGCTTCTTCTATCTGATTTATAAATTCAGTTGCTCTCATTGGATTCCCATTCCTGCTTTAACAGCTTTGAATAATGCTTCTGCATATTGTCCAGCACCTGTAGATTCTTCAAAAGCAGTTAGATCGTCGTTAGCCGCTGCCGTCCTAGCATTAGAAGCAGATACTCCTGCAACTCCTTCAGCACCATCTTCTCTGTCGCCACTTGACTTAAAATCTAATGTTTCAAATTTATAAAAACCGTGTGCTTTGCCTTCAACACCATTATAGGTTTGAAGTAAGTTTTTCATATCTTCCAATCTATCGCTGCCAGCTACAAATGTAACATCTCTATAACCTAAATTATACACATGACTAGCAACTTTTCCTATGGTGTTCAAACTCGAATCGTCGACAATATTTTTAGCATATTCTGAAAACATCATCTTCATAAATTTAATTTTGGTTTGATAATCTAAAGGATTTTTCTTTTTATCTTGTGTTTGACTAACAAATATTTTGTAATCTCCACCTACACTGGCCACAGTGTCCAATAACTGTTTGTGTCCAATCGTAGGAGGATTCATTCTACCGAAACAGAATGCAAGATGTTTTCCACCGACCTCTGCTTCAAATAGCTGTCTAAGTTTCATAATCGCCCTTGTCGATATACTTTTCTTGCTCTTCGGCACAGCGTTTAGCCAGCTCGATGAGTTTTTCTTTGGGGAATTTTTCTTCTGGAGCCTCTACTTCAAATTTTTCACAATAGTGACCTAGACATTTTTCAATAGGTCTTATGTAAATTTTATAGGCGTTTGGATTTCCTTTATGTTCTTTATGGCGTTTCACTGCTGGAAAAAAATAATTGTTCAACATGGCATCATCGTTGTCGATAAAAAATTTTAAATCGCCTAACCAATCGATGTCTTGCTGATCCTGCTTAGGTGCGCCTATAGGCGAGAACATTTCTTTTAATAGCATTACCAGCTCCTACATGACCAGTAACGTGCTTTCCAACGCGGTCCTGGATTTTTGCAATTATGTCGAGCACGGAATGATTTTCTACGTGCCGGGTTTGATTTTTTAATACGCATTTTCTTATCGCCAAAGTTTACTTTGACAATATTGCCATTTGGTTTGCGCACATATACTTTTGATTTCTTTACATCGCCTGCCATTTTCTTACCTAGTGGTACTTCACGTCCTTGGTATTTGGCTTCGTCTGTCTGAACATCTTCTTCATACTTGTTAGCTTTCATGTAATCTCTAACAGTATCAATGTAATCTACAGCTTTGGTAATCTTAGCTTGGACCCATTCTGGTAGGTTCTCATCTGCATCGAGGATAGCATATAATTCTTTAGCAGCACTATTGATAGTTCTTAAATCGTCTTTGGCCATGTCGCCTTCACGATCATACTCGCCATAGTTTACAGCAGCATCTGGATTTTCTGGACCGTGATCCTCCATCTTAACGCAGTTATCTACAGTCTTGCCGCCTTTCTGTTTAGTGCCCATGCGTTTGTAGCCTTTCCAGCAGGCTTTGCCATCGACACCTTTTTGTTTTTCTTCGTTGACTACTTCACCTTCTAGAAATACTAAACCTTCATTGGTCAGCATATCTAACGCAGTTTCGTCTAATTCAATTACAATACCATCTTCTAGAATATCTACAATTTCTGTAGCGATTTCGTGATCTTCAGAAAAACTAATACCGAAAGCATCACCGATTTGAAATAGGTCTTCTTTAATTCCCATTCTTGCAGCTTCTTTTTCTAAATCTGCTTTACGTTGTATGACTGCGTTGGATAATTGTGGATCATCTGCAACGTTCGGGTCAAGTTGTAGATCCTGCAGTGCCTTGGATTTGGCATCGTAGTCGCCCTGGGGATCTTTAGGATTAAGTGCTGTTTCGCTTACAATAGCGTCTAATTTTGATATAATGTCTCTCATAGTATGGTTCCGTAAGGTCATACTATATTTATCGCTTTTCAAAACTTAGTGATTATATCGGATTTCGGTAATTGTGCCGTTTTGTAGGTTGTAAGCAGCACGGATCCACACAAATTTACCAGTGAACGTATATGAAGTTGCTGAACTGTTAATAACAGTGCTGTCGCCACCAACTTCTGTTCCAGCAACGTCAAACCAGTCGCTGTCACCGGGATACAGTTCTAATGTAGCTTGTATTTTTACTGTTCCGACAAATTGATTAAAATCATAGACAACAGTATGTACGCCATCATTGTATTTGTGATAGCCTGCACCTTTTTGTTTGCCGGAATATACGAAGCTGGAATCCCCAGGGGCAGCTTCTTGGGAAACGTTGGATAATAGAGTTATGCTTTCAGTGGACATCTCTTATTTATCGCTAATAACGTAATTATAAACACGACCCACTACTTCTGAATTACGCAGTTTAAGCATCAATAGCGTGTGTTCGTCCTCTACTAACACATATCTACGATCCCAATTCCAGTCAGTTTTGATGAACCACTTCTCTACAGCAGGAGTGCAGGTAATTCTCGGAGTCTGGCTCTTTAACCAATCTACATATTTTTTCTTAGACTCTTTATCCCCTGCTAGCTTATGTGGTAACAGATACACTCTGTAATGGTATTTGTTATGAGGTAGCTTTGCTGCTACAATCGTCTGCGGCTTCTCTAATAATTCGGCAGATGCTTCCGATGGTTCAAATCTATGAGTCATCACAGATTCAAAATTTTCAGAAAGTGCTTGATAAAAAGAATGATCGTTGGTGTAAAAATCTATAAGAGTGTTTTCTATCCGTTTAGCCCAAACAGCATCGTGCTGCTCGATTAAAAAATTAGTCAACTCTAAAATTTGTTCACGATTGTTCCATGCTCTAGTATGTAGAGAGTATGGTGCTTGATCAGTAGTTTCTCCGCTGCAAAACTCTTTAATATCATCAAGAGAATGGGTTCTAAAAATACTAGAACCTTTAACATTCAGGGAGACTTTATAGATCCATTTGTTGTAAAACTTTCTATTAGTTTTCAGTGTTTTCATCTGAAGTCTCAGTAACTTGTGCTAACTCGGCTGCTTTCGCAGTCTTAATAGCTTTCCTTTCAGCTTTCGTCAACGGCTTTGGTATTTCAGTGACCGCAAATGATAGGTCGTCGTTGTCTATAGTTACAGTAACTCTACCACCATCGACTAAATCACCAAATAACACTCTACGACTTAACGGTGATTTTATTTTATTGTCAATCAATCTCGCTAACGGCCTTGCGCCCATCTTCTTATCGTATCCCTTTTCTGCTAACCATTTAACAGCATTAGCACCTGCAACGATTTCGATGCCTTTGTCTTTGAGTTGACTGTTAAGTTCTTCGATGAATTTCTTAACAATTTGTATAACGATCTCAGGAGATAGTTTGCCAAACTTAATTACAGCATCTAAACGATTGCGGAACTCTGGAGCAAAGAATTTCTTAACTGCTTTATCGTCCTCTCCTTCTTTATCAAGATCGCCGAATCCGATAGTGTTGTTTTCGCTATCTCGTGCACCTAGGTTAGAAGTCATAATTAAAATACAGTTACGTCCGTCTGCTTGTTTGCCGTTTGATCCTGTGACAAATCCATTGTCCATGAATGCCAATAAGATATTTGTAACGTCTGGATGTGCTTTTTCAATTTCATCCAACAGTAAAATACTGTTAGGAGTTTCTTGAAGCTTTGTAATTAGTTGACCAGCATTATCTTCATAGCCGACATACCCCGGAGGAGCACCGATCAAACGAGCCACACTGTGCTTCTCTTGATATTCACCCATGTCAAATCTTACCAATGGCATGCCCATTTTTTCTGATAGTTGTTTAGCAGTTTCAGTCTTACCACAACCAGTTGGCCCGAGGAAAAGGAATGAACCGATAGGTTTATTAGGTGACTTCATGCCAGCCTGTGCCACAAAGATCTTATCTAACAATGTATCTACAGCACTGTCCTGACCATATACCGCAGCTTTCATTCCTGAATCTAAATCAGCAAGATTCTTAGATTCTTTTTGAGCTACTGTTTCTAATGGCATATTGATCATTTTGCTTAATTCATAAGTAACCTGTTCGACGTCTACGATCTGTTCTACACCTTCCATTGCTGGATCGTCTTTGAGCTTGTAACGAGCACTGGCACAATCAATAATATCAATAGCCTTATCTGGTAACTTTTTGTCACTCATATATTTCATAGATAACTTAACTGCCTGTTCGATCGCGGCATCACTAATTTTAACATTATGATGTTTTTCGTAATACTTTTTAAGTCCTTTAAGAATCTTAACTGCCATTTCAGCACTTGGTTCGTCGATAGTAACACGTTGGAATCTGCGCATCAACGCACGATCCTTTTCAAAGTGCTTGCGATATTCTTCCCAGGTAGTCGATGCGATCAATTTAATCACACCTTTAGTTAACACAGGTTTGAGAATATTTGCTAGATCATTAGCGCCTTGGCTGGCAGAACCTGCACCACTCATCATATGTGCTTCGTCGATGAATAGGATAATCTTGCCCTTGCGTTCTAAAGCCTGCAATACAGCCTTGATACGTTCTTCAAAGTCCCCGCGATATTTTGAGCCTGCTAGCAGTGCAGAAATATCTAAAGTGTATACTGTGTGATCCTGTATAAATTTAGGTACCTTCTTTTCAAAGATTTTACGAGCAATGCCTTCTGCAATAGCAGTTTTACCTACACCCGGCTCGCCGACCATTAACACGTTTGCTTTATTTCTACGTGCCAATACTAATTGAATCTTCTCAATTTCTTCATCTCTACCAATAACAGGATCTAATAAACGTTGTTTTGCTTTTAATGAAAGATTAGTACAATATTGATTTAGAATTCTATCAGCACTGCCGGTGTTAACCACACGTCTTTCTGTATCTTCTGATATTTCTTCTTCTTCTATTACAACATTATCTTGGAAGAATTTAACAAATTTTTCTTTAGTGATTCCGCCTTTACTTAAAAAGTAAAATGCAAATGAGTTCTTTTCTGATAGCATAGCAACAACAACATCAGCAACTTCCATACGTTGCCTGCCACTGAACAGCACCTGTGTGAAACAACGATTCAACACACGCTCTACGCTGTTGGTTTTCTTGGGTTTAGATTTGGGATCTGAGGTTTTAATGTCATTGAGATTATTTTTGATATAATGTTCAAGATTGGTTTTGATAAAATTAGCATCTGCTCCAAAACTTTCAATCAATGCGTAAGCATCACTATCACACATAATACCGTAGGCAATGTGTTCTATGGTAATATATTCGTGTTCGTGTTCTTTAGCTACTTTGATACAATTTTCAAAAATAGCCTGTAGACTTTGACTTGGCTCAATCATATTATTTGTTTTTCCTTATTCTTTTCATAGCTAAGTTTAACTTCATTTGTGATACTCTGTCAACAAAACATACACCATTTAGATGATCAAATTCATGTTGAAAACATTTACTTAGATAACCATCTACACGTATTTCTTTAACTGTGCCTTTGCTGTCTTGATATTCAGCAACGACCCAGCTAGGACGCTTGACTTTCAAAAACAGGTCCGGATAACTCAAACACCCTTCTTGATCTAATACTAGTTCTGTACTAGCCTCTTTGATCACTGGATTAAACACAGCGAACGGTGCAGGAAAATCAGGAATAGTATTGCTGCCCATTACAAACACACGCTTGGTAAGCCCTATTTGATTCGCAGCAAGTCCGATACCTTTATTAGCCAACATGAATTCAACCATGTCTTTTTCTAACTGTTCAGCATCGCCATCGACACCAAATTCCCAATTGGTGCTGGGCTGTATAAGGCTGTCATGTGGTCCTAGTTTAAATTCCATCTTTTAGCACTTTAATTTTTTGCATCTGTTCGATTGAAAGATTTTTTGGAATGCTAACTTTAACTTTCACTAATAGATTTCCTCGTTGTCGAGATCGCACATTTGGTAATCCCTCACCACGGCAGCTTAACACAGTTTCTGGTTGTGTTCCTGGAGGTATAGTGATGCTTAGATTTTTTCTATCCAATGTAATGATGTCAATGCTGGTTCCTAGTATAGCGTCCCATGCTGATATTGATTTTTCAAAAATTAACGAATCACCTTCTCTTCTAAATGATGGATGTGGAGAAATTAAAACATTAACGATAAGATCCCCCGGACGGACATCAGGAATTGAATTATCGCCCATGCCACCATATCTAATCTGTTGCCCATGTTCTATGCCACTTGGGATTTCTATATTAATTATTTTTTTACGACCCCCAGGGACCCCAACTTCGGCATTTATGGTTTTGCCGGTGAGTACCTCTTCTAGACCTATTTCAACATTGATGCTCAGAGTTTTATTTCTTCGAGGTGCACCCCTTCCGCCAAACCCAAAGTTTCCAAACAGATCATTAAGATCTCCAGCACCAAAATGGAATTCAAATGGACTTCCTTGATTTCTAAATCCCTGCTGTTGTCCCGGATCCCCACCTAAGTCTATTATTTGTTTTTTCTGCGGATCGCTTAAAAATTCGTAGGCCTGTGAAATTTCTTTAAATTTTCTTTCGTCACCGCCGCGATCGGGGTGATGTTTCATGGCCATGGAACGATAGGCTTTTTTAATTTCCTCGTCCGATGCGCCTCGTTTTAATCCTAGTGTAGAGTAATAGTCCATAGTATTATTATATGATAAAAAAAGGACTGTGTCAAGCAGTCCTTTTATTTAATTAGAAATTTACTGAGCTTTATTTTTTCTTTTCGGGAACTGCTGTGCCTTCGTGTTTTTTATGTACTTTGACTGTTTTGCAATCTTGTTTTGGTTTTTTGGTTTTAGGATCGATAACAGGCTTGCCATCTTTACCTTGAACATCGAGACATACTTGTTTGGTCTTTGGTGCTTCTGCTTTTACTTCCACTGTTGGTGTTGTTGCTGCAATACTGGAAGTAAACGTTGCTGCAAATAATAATGCTAATAACTTAGTCATAATCTTTTCCTTATAATGGTTCATCAATTTGTGGAGCAGGCATTGGTTTGCCAGAAGACGACATTCCAACTGAGGTGTTAGGTGCAGAATAACTTGGAGTATATGCAGGTCTAGCACTGTATGATGGAGTCGCAGCTGGTGCACTTGCTACTGGCGCCGGAGGCGTGTATGTTGTGCCTACAGGCCCACTAGGCATTTGTAGTCCACCATTGTTAGCACCTGCTACTTTTTCTTGTGTGCGACCATAGGCAGCTAATCCTAAAACTGCACCCATTGCAACGTGGAATAGTCCAGCACCTTGTAATGTTAATGGCTGCCATTGATTAGTAACCTGGCCGCCGTGTAGTGCCTGTACTAAACTCCATAAAATTGGAAATAAAACAAAGTCAAAAGCACAAACACTCATGTACAACCAGCCCATTGCCGGTCGCCATTTGCTGTTCATCCAATCTTCTTTCTTTTGTTCGCTTGCACTTAATTCTTTAACTTGTTCGGTCATTACTCGCTCCTATAAGGTATTTACTTTACTTCATCAAAAATCTTTTTCTGTTCTTGATGCCATTGTAACCAAGCATCGATTTTAATTCTACATTCGTAGTAGGTTGTATAGTTTACAACTACTACATCTAACAGTTTACTAAATTCTTTTGTATCTTTTGTTGCTTCTTGTAATTCTGGGCAGGCTTTTTGTAATTCTACAGGTATTTCTGGAAAATTACGTTTTACAGGTACAGTTTCTAAACAACCTGTTAACAGTAATGCTGGAATCAATAAAAGTAAATGTTTCATTTAAGTGGCTCCAACTTCACATTTTTTGCGGCAGCGTTATGAATATCAATTGCTTCTGGAGCAACTTTACACTCTGCGTCAATGATTTTTTCAACTTGTTTGATACGATCTTTGTAGACTACACGATTTTCTACAATTACTTTATTTTTCTTTTTAATTTCCGAGTCTAGTTTTACATTAGCATCTTTGGATTTTTGTTCGGCAACTGCAATCTTCGCTTCTAATTGATGAACGCGATCTCGCCAAGCCATATCAATGGCCAATCCGCCAAATAAGAATATACCACCTGCTAATAACGCAACACCTAATATTTCAGCAACTAGAGGATATTGACCAACCATTGGAATCCAACGGAATGGAGGCCACTTTAATAATTTGCTGGCAAGATATAAAATCACCCCTGCTGTCAGGATCGTTAGATAAATCCAAAACAACCAACTGTCTGGAAGTAGACCTATCATCCATTGAAACTGCCACATGATTAATGTGCTCCAAATACGTGTAGAGCGTGTTCGTAGTGTTTCTTACGATCTTCTAAACCGATAGTACCACCATTGATTCGTTTGGTCATCGTTAGGATGTCGCCTTTGTCGGCCCATTGGTTTAAGTTATTGCTTTCCCAAAACCAGCAGGCTGATTGTACAGCGCCTTCAAATGTTGCTAGATATTCTGGAACGTCTTCGACTGGCATCTCAAGACTTCCGGCAAATAATGTGTAGTTGTTCTTTCCTGTAAGTTGGATAAGACCTCTACCGCAATAGCGGAATCCATCTCCGGATTCTTCAGGGCCATTGCCCATTCTATTACCATAGACTCTGTTCGCGATTTTTTCTTGATTGTGCGCATATTGTTTTGCTAGATCTAATGTAGGAAAGTATTTCGGAAATACTTTTGTTAGACTTTCTGCCTTGTAATTTAAATTTTCTTTTAGAGCTTTAAATCCTCCTGATTCGTGTGCGCACTGTGCTAAAAAGGCTGCAACACGTTGTGGAGTATTGATTTCATATTCTGGAAGGATTTCTGAACAGGCACTATACCAATGATCGATATATTGATTGCCCGGAATAATTTCTGCTAACTGTTCTTTAGTAAATGTGAAACTCATTATTGTATCCTTTGTAATAACATTGCTTGACCTTTATTATCAAACATAAAGTTCTCGCCTACTTTATTGATATTATAGTTGCCTAGTACTTTAGTAAGCCAGAAAATTTCACTCATAGACTCTTCGTCCATTGATATCGTATCAGTAGAACCTTCTAATATAGTGTCTGTGTTGGCTTCTTTGATCATTCGTAGTTGAACTTTTTTATCAAATGGCTTGTGGATAGTAATAACGTCACCATCTAATGTCAAGTCGTCCATTAGCGTTTTGCCAAAGAACCGTTTGATTCCTTCAACTTTAATTCTAGTCATCATACCATCATACGCACCTGCTGTTGGCGGAATGTGCGCTTTTAGATTTTCTTCAGTTGCTTCGTGTACTGCCTGTTCTTTATGATATGAAAATTTAAAATCATCGATGCCTGTTAATTTACGAACACCGTAAGTAATTTCTTTAATATGATCTGCTAATCTTGGACTGCGTGATAATTCTACGAATACCGAATACTCACCTTTTTCATTTTCGCCTGAGCTAACATCGCTGTCTAGCACGAAGTGATAACCTTTTTCAATAAATTCCATTAGGTCCTTAGCTGGTGCACGATCTTTAACTTGAAAGCTAATAACACACACATCACGATCCTCGCCCATTTTTGAACGATACGTGTCAACTTCAAAGTGCGGGTACACCATTTCTTTAAGATCTAAAGGACGTAGCCCTTCGTTAAGCTGTTGGTTGTTCATTAGCCATTTCCTGTGCTTGTTGTTCTGCTGGATCGATGTGTGCGTTCACACCGCCGTTCATTGTAACGATGTCTTCTACTTTGTTACGATCTAATTCTGTGTAACCGCGAGTAATGTCGTGCATTAATTTTTTAGGCATAGTGATCTTGATCATCCAAATAGGTTCATGATCAATTTTGCCTTTTCTAGTACCAGGACGAATATCGTCTGGTGTTTTAATCTTGCGTACTTTGGAAATCATAGATTCGCCGATTTTTACTTTGCAGCCATAATCTATTAATCTTAGTCCGCCTTTGGGTTCAGGCATTTTATCCATAGGCCACATAAAAGTACACTCTACAAAGTATCGTGATTCTTTAGGCCCTGCAACTAATTCACCGTCAATCCAGTTATCATAGACGTAGGTGTCTAGCTCGTCTAAAACTCGCTCAAAATCCTTGAGTAAATTAAGGCTATTATTAGAACCGTAAATTTGTTCTATGTTGCTGATAATGTCTTTAATGTCTGCCATATTCTCTCCCAATGTATTTATTCCAGCTAAAACTTTAACATAACTTATTATATTTGTCTTAGATCGTTAAATAAGTTTGTGTCCGGTACGGGCACTACGGTCTAGGTCCGTGCCTAACACTTAACAAGGAGGGCTAACCTTAATATGAAGCGAAAAAGAGCGGCAACAGCATATCTTCAAACAAATGTAATAAATATAGATCAACGACTCCAAGAGAAACGCAAGCGAGTTCAAATTTATCCCAAAAATCTTAATCAGGAAACATACCTACTCAAACTTAATGATCCGTCAAAAATGATTATTTTTGCTATCGGACCAGCGGGTACGGGTAAAACTATGTTAGCGGTTCAGTGGGCGATAGATCAACTCAAATACGGAGAATCCGATAAGATAGTTATTACTAGACCTGCTGTGTCAGTTGATGAGCAACACGGTTTCCTACCTGGGGATCTCCAGCAAAAAATGGAACCTTGGACCAAGCCCATAATGGACGTGTTTGCAGAAAATTATTCTGCCAAAGAAATCGAAACTATGATAAGAGAGGGGGTGATTGAAACCAGTCCGCTAGCATATATGCGAGGACGAACTTTTAAAAATGCAGTAATTATCGCAGATGAGATGCAAAATGCAACGCCGAGTCAAATGAAGATGCTTTTAACGAGATTAGGACAAGGATCTAATATGGTTGTGACTGGGGATCTACAGCAGGCCGACCGTCCAAGTAACAATGGACTTTTAGAATTCCTTGGGTTATATAATAACTTCGAGAATCATCGATATGTAGACATTTGTCACTTCACTATAGGTGACGTTGAACGCCATGAAGCTGTTAAGGAGATACTAGCAATCTACGGAGATTCTTGAGGCAAGTAAGGGGTAAGTTGATCCCCTAGTAACCTTTTGTAAAACTCTAGCATATCATCAAAGGTGGCCTCAGGGTTGAGGCCATTTTTGACAACTTTCTTATCTCTAAGGTCTAATATAACTTTAGCGGTAGTAATATGTTTTGGTCTTAAATTCTTCTTAAAGTCAGTAATTTCGTCCCACTTACCGTTGGGTTTCAAGTAGTAGCTGACAATCATATATCTTTCATTCATTCTACAGGATTTCCTTCTTCGTTAACTTCTATCCAACTATAATCACCTAACCACTTTACTTTACAGATATAATCATAATCAGTAGGAGCACCAGTGGTCCAATCATCAGGACCTTGATGCGTTAATAGGGTATGCTGAAGTCGAACATTATGTGCTAACCAGTATGTTTGCCCATGTGCTATTTGAAACTCGTATTTGGCTGCATGTACCCAATCAGTAACTTCTAATCTGCGTTTGATGCTGATTGCTTGTTTCTGTAATACTGCGACTAATTCCATGATACGATCGTATTCTTGTTGGGCATGAAGTCTTGCCACATTGACCATGATGTCTTTTTGTTTTTCGACAGGTATGAGATCAAAAGCAGGCCCGCCAACATCTGTAGGATAGGGTGTTACATTCTTGTTAAAGAATTCAATCAGCGACCCGGTAGATTCAGAATCGTAACTGCTGCGGCCATCAGTTCTGTTGGATCTCTTTTTATCATCTGCCATTATTCTTCTAGTAGATCTATTTTATTAGGCTTACTATTCCATTCCTCGGCATCTGGGAGTGCAGATTTTTTCTTGGTGATGTTAGGCCATTTATCACTAAGGCGTTTGTTAAGATCCACCCAGAAAGGAATATCGTGATCTAGATTAGTATCTTCGACAATAGCATTTATAGGACATTCAGGAACACACACTCCACAGTCAATGCATTCGTCGGGATTGATAGCCAAGAAATTAGGACCTTCATAAAAACAATCAACAGGACATACTTCCACACAGTCAGTGTGCTTGCATTTAATGCAATTTTCTGTTACTAGGAATGTCATAGACGTGCTAGTTTTACCAATGTGGCTGCTAGATTAACTTCTGAATCTACGCAAATAGTATGATCTACTAGTCCTTGTTTGATAATTAATATCGCAGAATCTTGTTTCTGTTCTTCACCGAAGATTGAAAGGTTGTCATAAAGCCAACGATATACTTCTTCCATTTCCTCTGCACGAAGTTTACCACATAGCATTTTACGAGCTTCGTTAATTTTGCCAGCTTGAAACAAACTAACCATATCAAACTTCCAGTCGGCTTCGCCAGCGTCACCTTTGTTAGGAGCATTTAATTTGTCTTCGTTGACATTTTGTTGTACCATATTGATACATTTACGTAAATCTGGATACGTTACTTTAACATATGAGTCTAGTGTTTCGAGATCAAATTCTACATTTTCTTCTACAAGAATTGTAGCAACACGAGCAGTGAATTCCGTTTGATCTGTTCGTTCGACGTGAAAACCTTGACAGCGACTATGTATAGCAGGAATAATACGATTAGGATAGTTACAAGTTAGAATGAATCGACTTGTTGCATGATACTCTTCCATAACACCACGAAGTGCTGCCTGTGCGTTAGGTGACAAATAATCAGCCTCGTCAAGTAACACAACTTTAAATGGCCCAAATGGAATCATCTGTACAAAGTTAGTAATTTTATCTCGAACATCATCTACTGAGTTTGTACGACTTGCATTAATCTCTAATACATCATAATCCTCAATGCCTAATTGATGAACAAGAATTTTTGCAAGAGTAGTTTTGCCAATACCTGCACTTCCACTAAAAATCAAATGAGGAATAGATTGATCTTTAATCCACGTTTCAATTTGTTTGCGTTGGTGATCATCTCTAAAAACATAACCACTTAGGTCTTTAGGACGGTATTTTTCTACCCATAGTTCTTTCATTTATACTAGTTCCTCTGCAACACCTAATACTTCTGCAAATGCAAACAACACTGCGGCTGTTTGGATTTCGTAGTAGGCCAAGAATCCACAAGCAATGATCCTTAATCCACTTTTAATGAAACTAACATATTTGTGCTTTTTAGCATCTGGATGCTTGGCAACTGTTGAAATGTTATCTAATGCTGCTTTGGCTTTCTTAATGTCATCTACTGCTTCTGTATGATTACTCATTTTATTTTTCCTAGATTATTAAAAATTAAACAGATGAACACGGTCATCTAGATTTCTTTCTTTTATTGTAACATAATTGTTTATGAGTTGTCTAGCTCTATTTTCACGATCTGTGGTAGTTTTTTCGCCCAATATAACTATCACAAATTTATGTTGATCTTTCTCTACCATTAATGCCAAGCATCTGCCTGCGGGATTAGTAAATCCTGTTTTGCTCAAAATAATATTATCAAATTCAAATAATAGATTTTTGTTGGTATTACCAATTGACACGTAATTGATTTTCTTTTTAGTCTTGCGTTCGATAGTGATGTATTTAGAACTTGAGGTTGCAGATATAATAGGATACTGTGCCGCGGTACTGATAAGAATAGATTGGTCTATGGCTGTGCTGACATTGTGTCGATCCAATCCAGATGGATCGGCATACCCAGTATTGATCATGCCTAGTTGTTTCGCCCGAACATTCATGTCTTTGACGAACCCAGCCCTGCCACTATACCAACTCGCAGCCAAGGCTTCTGCGGCTGCATTGTCGCTGCGTATCAACAGCGATTCTAAAAGTTCACCACGTCTAACCATTTTGGTTTGAAATATGCCACCGTGGTATTTGACTTTTTCTTCTAGGCTAATGCTAGACTCTACGATCAACAACGCAGTCATCAACTTAGTCAAAGAAGCCACAGGTCTTTTTTCTGCGACAAATTCACCTACGATAATGTTGTTGTCAGTTTGATCAAACACATAGTAAGAAGAGCTTTGAGCAATCGCTGATGAGCTAAAAAATACAAGTACCGCCAGTGATTTTCTAATCATTTCTTTAGAAATGGCTTTAAATCTGGAGGAGTCCAACCATCAGGTTTTAGAACCTTGCCATCTTCACGCTTAACGACCTTACCAGTTTCTTTATCAACTTTGGCAAAGTTGCTACGCATGACTTCCTTCCATGCACCTTCGGCATCGAACCCTGCGCTATGTATAGCACCTATGGTTACAACTAACATATCGACTAACGCATCTAATATTTCAACACGATCTTTATTGAGAATAGCTTGATTTAATTCTTCAGCTTCTTCTTCAATCAATCCTAAATACATATTAAACTGATCGGTGTTAGCATTGTCTACTGCTTGCTCGCAGGCCCGCATAAATTTTTCTTGATCACGAAATGGATTAGTCATTACATTTTCCTATGTTGTTTGTTTATATCTTCTACTCGACCTAATAATTCTAATTCTGTACCTAAATCCAATGCTTCTGTTATTATAGCAGCAACGTCCTTTGGAAAACAAGCGCCACTCCATCCATAGTGTCCATCGGGGCCTGGCACATCCATATGGCTGTATCCAATTCTACCATCGTGCTTGGCTAGGTATGTTAAATCATTCCATTCAACACCTTCTGCATCTGCTAGAAGTTTAAAATCATTCATGAACGTTACCCTAGTAGCAAGATAACTATTCATCATATATTTGAATAATGCCGCAACCTTAATTGGCACGATAGTAAATTTATCCTGCACCATCGGACGACCGTGTCGGATAACTTCACGTGCTTTAACTGCCCAATCGTATTCGCCACCGATAACACAATAATCAGCATCGGTATAATCTATAGTAGCATTAGCCGCCGTAAGAAATTCAGGAACGTGAACAATATTTGGATACTCTTTTTGTAAACGTTCGTACACGCTAGGTGGTGCAGTTGTTTTACATATGATTGGAATTTGCTCGTTGATTAACACAAACAATAATTCTTTTAATGCTTGCTCTAAAATAGACGTATCGCATCGACCGTCTTCAAGTGTAGGATCAATACACGGGCTCGGCACGCAGATAAAGATAGCGTCACATCCTTTGAATTGATCAAGACTTGCACTATCTTTCATTTTTGGATCGCGGATAACTAATTCATCTGAGCGATGTGCCCATGAAATAGCCGATCCTACATACCCATGTCCAACAATCCCTATACGCAAAATAAACCTTTCTGATTACGACTTTAGTATGTTTATTATACGCTTCTTTTCTTGTTCTGTCAACCAATCCTGTTCCAATATGCCAAAATCTGGAGCATCGCTGACAGCTTCGTTGATTAGAGTTTGAAGTAGGTATAGATCTTTTTTGAGTTCGAAGGATGTAAATCCATCGTTATGAGGACTGGAACATTGTCTAGATAGTGAACGTATTTGGTTTGCTATGTCACTAATGTCCCAGTCTTTTTTCTTAAGATACATTACTATCTAATTTATTTTGCTTAAATTACCTGGCATAAAATCTTCTGGATTCACAGTAAGGCTAGAACCATTTGAAAATTCCTGTCCGATATAGAAGTCATTAGGTTTTTCATTAGCCACAGCGATAATGGATTTGGTTTCTACTTTTTGGAATTCTTTTTCGCCTTCGCCGTCGTCAATTTTAATCTTACGTGTCCAACGTCCGTGTTCGATTAAAATCCATTGTCCTTCTTTGATAGAATCAACTTCAGACCCGACCTTGTAGACTTTGGCCCAGCGTGGTTTTACACCATGTGCTTTGCCATCATCACTTTGGATAATGAGTCCGCCTGCGGTTTTCTGCTCTCCCATATCCATGTCAATAACTAGAACATCTTTGCTGAGAGCTTTAATGCCTTTTACTTTTTTAGCTGAGAATGCAAAACTCATGTCTTTCCTTATTTGGCTTTTTTACGATCGATGATTTCGTCTTTGATTGCTCGTGGATTATTATTATAATAATCTTGTAGAATCTGTTCACGAGTCTTTACGATTTTGCCACCCGCACCTAATTCGTCACCGCGAGCATTCATTCTTGCATTTCCTACAGCTGGTTCTGTTTCGTGCTTGAGACTCAATCTTTCCATGTCGATCTCTTTACCTCTTACACTTGTGTATACTTTACCCATTTGTTTCTCCTTTGAAGAATTCTTCTATTGGTATATTGTATTTAATACTGTCGATCTTGTGTACCCCTATAACGTGAAGTACATAACTGGCCACGCTAGATCCACGGCCTACTCCCCAAACTATGTTATTAGCTCGTAGTGTATCTACGATATATTTCATAGTTTTCAGCACAGGAATCATGTCGTGTTTAGCAAATAGCCTTAGTTCTTCAACTACCCGCTCTCGTATTTCTGGAGTAGGGCATCGCTGATACAACCAATCTAAAATGTCCATGGTTTTATATTCTTCTGGAATAAACCAATGTGAGGTGTTGATCTGTTGTTTGGGAGTTGGATAATGTAGATGTTCTGATGCTATACGATCTAGATATTGATCTATGTCATCAGAAGTTAAACAGTGTTCCAAAATATCTGGACCATGTTTAAGCACACCCTCTATCAGTTGTTGTTGAGTATTTGTTTCAGTCCACATTAATCAGTTGATCCAAGTCGCCATCTAATTGTCCTTTCATACGAAGATGATTCCTGCGAGTCATTTCGTCTTTATATATTGTAACAAAAGTTGCGAGTTGTGTCAAGAGTTCAGGTTTACCTAAACGGTAGGCAGCGAAGTATTTTTTGTTCAATTCAAACAGCTTTTCCTCTACTTCGGAATCTTTGAGTTGAGCAATATCTCCTTCAAATGGATGGAACATTATGCGAATTGGCCTAGATACCGCATATAGATAGTGCCGAGACTGTGTCTCCAAACTTCAATAAACACTGGGTTTGATGATGATGTTAATGTCAACACTGGGGGGAAACTAGGATCTTTTTTGATAACTGTACCTGCTGATGTTGAAAAACTTAACACTCTCGGGGTTCCGTCACTGTACAATTCTAGTGTAACTTTACCAACACCAATCGGAACAGTTTCGGCAGTGTATGCCGGATCCCCAGGAAATTGGGTAAACTGCATAGTAGCTGTGTGATTAATAATGTAGATTTGATAAGAGCCGTTTTCAAAATCAATGGAAATTGGGCTCACTGCTGGAGCGCCGCCGTTCCATTTTTGTTCTCTATTGTACTGTAATACAGCATTTTGAATAACATTTAATCCAAAATCGTTGTCGTTGTCTAATCTAGCGGCAGCACCAAGCACCTCATTGATTTCTGTTTTGGCAGAAGCTAGACTGGTTTTAATGGTATTGAAGTTATCACGGAATACCTGTGTGTCATTGTCTTGCCCTGCTACAGGGAAGTTGTCATTTATATTCGAATTAATTGAACTGCTTGTTGTTATCGTCACGGTAATTTTTCTCCACGTTGCGGAAATGCAAGGTATTTATCTTCTATCTGACCATCAATAATGTCAATCAGATAGCGATCTGCTACGAAATCAATGGTTTTGAAATCAAAATTCGCAGCTTTGATTCTGGCTATCATCTCTGTAGATTTTCCAGGTTTCACAAAACACAATATAAGAGCTTTGCTGTATCCCGGTTCATAAGTGGTTTGATCCTGTATACTGCGCATCCATAACGGTAAAAATTCACGATCACGGTCACCTAGGTCGTCAATTCTTGCTCGCATGTTTTTGATACTGTTAGGAAATATACGTTGATGATCTGAATCGCTGACAAAAGGAATATCGCTGTCTACTTTGATAGCATCATAACTGATCAATACTTTGCTTTTGATACTGTCATTTAATTCCACAGTTTGCCTGATACTTTTACCATTTTTTTCGTATTCGTCTAAGACAGTTACATAGATAGCTTCATATAAAGTTTCTTGTGTCACAGGATCTTTGCCTTCAGAAACTCGTATATCTCCAAACAGCAGTCTTTTACGATAATGATTACGACTCATGGCCTGAACATACTTTACTGCTTCTACACTTTCGATACCTGCATAGACTAACATTTTAAGATCAGTCTGTATGCCAAAATTCGGATCACCGTATCTATAGATATCTGCAGGTTTAAATGTGTTGGCATCTGTGATGAAATCATACCATGCCAATCTCTTGCTCTTGCTTTGAAACGCCTGCAGATATAGATTAGCAAATATCTTGGTATTGTCAGAGACTACTGTGATGTTAAAAGTTCTTAGGCTTTCTGCAAAGTTTGCTGCATCTCGAGCTCGTATAGTGAATACATATTTTTTATCAAAGGTTGTGACACCACCATCAAACACCCCTGTGTAATCTCTTGATAGTGTAGAGCTGTCTTCTACAGGTGCTAGACTATCTGTTCTTTCGAAGAATCTAGTCAGGCCCGGGCCGTTGTCATCGGCGATCTGTCTAACCTTGCCTTCGATATCACCAGTGGCTAAAAAATTTAATCCTGGCGGCAATCTACCGCTCACTAGATCATAGGCAATTCGTCCGCCATATAATAAACTTCGAGCCTGTACAAATATTTGGCTAGGTTGATTAGGTTTAATAGAGCCACGATCGCTGTCGGTGATCCACTCAACTGCGCTTTCGATCTCACCGATAATGTCTACTGTAAATGTTTTGTCTGCGGTAGAAACACCTTTAAACCAAAAATCACTGTCATCGCTAGGAAGTTTAGCTCTGTTAACAGCAGTGGCAGTATAGATGAAGCCGAGATATCTCACAGCCTCGTTGATCTGATACGTAACACCAGCATTCCAATTGCCTTTAAGAGTATAGGTAGTAGTGGCCAATGTAGCTGGGAAGTTCACAGCCATCATGGTAAATTTATACTGTTTGGTTACTGCTGCTTGATATGGTACACGTCCTGCGATCTCACCAGTGATCGAATCCAAAGCCATGCCTGGAGGTAATGTACTTGCAGTGTTGTCCGGATTAGTAGGCAATAGAAAATAAGTGATAGTTCCGCTGAGTGTAGGTGGATCGTAGACATCTAAAAAGATAGTAACGTAATTATTGGCTCGAAATCTACCTAGATAAGAATTTGTGATCCACAGAGGTTTTCTAGCACTGGACGAACTGGCTTGGAATAAGTTAGTGTCAACCGGTACTATGCTGTTGTCTGCTTGTAGAAATTCTTCAGTGACTACATATATTTTAAACACTCGGGATACTGCATTCACGCCATCAGTAACCGCTACAGCAAATGTGTAGATACGGCTTAGACGTCTTGGTACACGGCTGGCTTCTGAATAGTCATAGGTTACATTATCAAAGAAATAACTGTCAAAACCATTAGATCTTAATTCTACAAAATCTAGAGGAGTAACATCTAATGGTGCTGTGTCGTAACCACCGTTGGGGAATCCGTTGTATTCTAATGCAAAGATAGGATCAGTGTATCCTGATATCACCCCAGATCGACTCAAGGACAAGCCTGGAGGCAATTGCCCTCCCATAGGCATGAGATAATATTCCAGGGTGTCGCCTGCTGTAAAATCTGTGTCAGAAGCTTCTAGTTGAAAATTAACACCAGCATTGTCTAGCACAAAATAAGCAGCTTCTTCACCTACATTTAAAAATCCCTCACGAGTGATCCAAGCAGGAATGTCTGAACCGTCTACCGCTAGTGTAAAGGTTCTGTCTTCAAGATCCTCGCCGTCGTCGGCTCTGATCACAAAACGACTTTCAGTCCAGCGTTTAACTTCCACAGCAGAGCCTTTAATATATCCGTTGGTCTGTGTGCTGTCATAGGTGTATTCGCTGGTAAGTCTAAGCCCTCTAGGCAATGATCCAGCGATTAGAGTATAGGTGATTGTGCCAACATCAGATGTGGCCTGTATTTCGATAGCCTGGAGTTCACGTTCTGTGAGTATCCCTAAACTGCCTGCGGGTGTTTGCCAAGTTATCATCGAACTTCCTTAAACAATACTACCACAGTCTAAATTTAATTCACCTTCTAGTGTAATAGTACCGAAATCTATGTTAGCAGCTGATAGTGCTAGTTGTGTGGTGTAGTCCAACTCGCCAGTGATATAACCAAAATCAAACGTAGTTAAAATTTTTGTAACAGGAATAATATTGCTGACAGTAATTGATGATCCAAAGGCTGTGATGTCAATATCATCTCCGCCTTGTAAAGTAAGAGCAGGAAATGTACTGGCCAGTACTAATCCGGAATCAGTGCCGATTTGAGTAAATGCATCGGGCGCAGTTGATCGTATTCTAATAGTATCTGCAAACTCGTCAAGAGCGATTTTAGAACCAGAAATTAAACTTTTAAATTCTAAAGTAGCGCCAGTTCTTTGTTTGAATACTCCAACACCAACACCGCCCATGTTAGCACCAGTAATAGTTAACTGTGTACCTAAGTCGGTGAAGTTAGCATTAACCTTTTGAAACGCCGTGCGTAGATCATCGCCTAGGCCATCATTTACCACATTGCCGATATTAATTGTCTGTACTGTCATAATACGCTCTCTTTAGTATATTTACCGTTAATTATCTTACCCAATACCAAATAACACCTGGGCTACCACCATCTTGGATTGTGGCCAACCACGGTGCTGGTTCCCATCCACTACATGCTATCAATGTTCCCCACCAACCGCCACGGAATCCATCTGTGGTCAACCAACCATGATTAATGCCAATACCCACCCAGGGCATACGTGCTTCCATAGCGTCATAATTGTAATCCCACGTGTTTCCATTGTAGCCCCAACGTGCTAGTTCTGTAATGTTCTTACGCCAGCCTGGTGTGCCCAACTGTTCATCACCCATGTCAGCACCATCAACAAGAGTTTGAGTAAATGAGTATGCTTCGTTAGCAGTCCAAGCACCGCCCAGTGATCCGTGTTCACGAGCAGTGATCATAAAATCAAATCCTGTCTCTGCTCGTTTAATCTTATTAGCCCAACTTAAAATGCTGTAGTTTTGTTCGACTGAACGATTGTTGTATGCGGCCAGTTGAGTAGGGCAAATAGTAGCGTTGCGACTAAACACTTGTTCTTCTGTCCAGTTACTAATAGAATTTTGCACAATCAATGTCCAACCGCCACCAAGTGTAGTCATATCACAGTAGACTTGGAATGGATCGCCATTGTTGATATCATCATTCTGAATCCAGTATACACCATCTTCGCTGTCTGGATAGTCTTGTTTGATTTGCCAAGCACTGGTGCTGTATTCATCTATAGTCTTACCGGTATGTACACCTAGTGCTATGCTACGGGCTTTGCGTTCTGCTCGTTCACGTGCTAGCACAGAGATTTCTTCTGCTCTTAATTCGTCAATTAATGTTTTTCTATCATTGGGTTCTAGAGTTTCGTAATAGTCCAACACAGTTTCGTTGTTTACAACTGCGTCAGTATTGCCAGTGTTATCTGCATTTTGCAACGAGTCGTGTAGAGTATCAAAGTTTTCATTCACAGTATTAATAACTTCTACTAAGGGATTAGCAGGATGTAAATCTTTTAGTTCTAATTTCTTAAATGTCATAGGATTCTCAAAGTTTTCATTGACCGTATTAATAACTTCAACTAACGGATTAGCAGGATGTAGATCGTAGAGTTCTAATTTCTTAACAGTCACAATATTTCCTCTTACCAGCTAGTTCCAGTCCACGCTACACGGACCCAAATGTCAGTTGAGTTATTAACATAGTCTTGTTTACAGTAGTAAATGTACGGGTCAGAAAATACCACCATTCCTTCCTTGTCCCCGGCAGCACCATAACTGCGAGCCGGCACAGTTCCGTTAGGGAATGTTGTTCTACCATCTGTAGCTAATGTCCAAGTTGCCTCAGTACCAAAACCAGCTCGTAGGTTAATTTTCTGGTAAGGACCGCCAAAGATATTTACTGCACTGTTGGCACTATTGAGTCCGTAATCAACTGACTCAACATAAGCATTACCACCAGTGTTTAGAATTAATTTGCCGCCGTTAACTACAACACTACCAGTACCATTGCATTCTAGTTCAAGGTTGGCGTTTGTGACCGTTGTGCTGATTCTATTGCCCACCACAGTGATCTGATCAGTGTTGAAAGTTTCGGCAGTGACACTATTGCTGTATGAAACTTCTTTGGTACTGGCGTTGTATTGTAATACTCCACTAGTAGCACTGATATTTCTAATTGGTGCCACTGTGAATGTGTTGGCAGTGGTTTGATCTAATGTTGCACCAGTTGCATTTATAATGATTGAGTTGGCGGCTTGATTAACGAAGCCGGCTCGATTACCAATTGCTATGGCGTTGGCACCTTGAGATGTCTCGCCAGCAAAGACGCCAATGGCCACTGCGTTAGCACCTTGGAAGTCATAACCAGCATTTATACCAATGGCTACTGCTTCAGCACCTTGTGAATTTAGTCCAGCACCTTGTCCAAATGCTATAGCATTACCGAGAGTGTTTCTCAATACCGCACCGTTAGGCAAGTTCAACTCACCACCTGTGCCAAAGGTCCAAGTGTATTCAGTAGCACCGACAACTTGATAGTTGGTAGTAATGGTCACATTATCATATTCTGATCTCAATCGTAATGCTTCAGTGGCCTGCATTCGAATGTCATCGCCGGCCATTATGTTTATATCTATGCCAGGAGCACTTCGAATTTCTAGTAAGCCAGTATCTGGATCTATGTCTATTTTACTAGCCTGCGTGTAACTGAATCGTATGGAAGTCACTGCACCTGCCGGAGCAATTGGATCTCCCCCTGCCCCAGCTAGGCCGATCTGATCAGTGCCGTTGAAACTGCTGTATCCGTATTCTGGCCCGGCACCGTTTAATCTCACGGTGATGGTGCTGACACCGTAATTGTTCAATGTTGATTGAAGAAACTTTTTCGTAGGCGTATCAAGTCCAACAAAAGTAATTTGATTGCTTCCGTTACTGGTTGCTGAAATAAAATCTTCGTTGTTGCTTGCATCTGAAAAATTACGAGTTAGGCGATCCGATACCTGTGAAAGAATTTGGTCCTCAGTCAGTATTGCTCTTGATTGATTAGTTCCATTAACTAATCGAAAGCCACTTCCGACTGGTGGTGCTATATTGCCATCCTTGTTAAAAGTCCAATTGTGAGTTCCTGAGATGCCAATGGTGAATGTCGCACTTGATGCAATTGGGGCTCCATTAAATGGACCATTTGTCACAGTTATAACATCACCCGGTGAGTATCCTGTGCCAGATGTGTTTATAGTTATACTGGCATATCCACTTCCACCATCACTGACATTCACAGTCAGTCCAGTGCCTGAGCCACCTGTTGTGGCTAGACCGGTACCGTAATTGAGGTCCCAGAATTGGGTATCAGTAATCGAGGGGGTATTAATACTGTTTGGTATACCGTTTAGAGTTTTTATTTTGAATTCGTTGCTGGCCAAAGTGCCATCTGTACCAAAGGTCCAATTGTTTGCGGCAATTCCTATCTGGAATGTGCCAGGAAGATTGTTCTCATTGTTGATAGTTATAACATCGCCAGCTGTGTATCCTGTACCAGGATTGTTTATAGTAATGGCTGTAATATTGATGTATCCAGCACCACCTGCGGCAACATTCACTGTCAAGCCTGTACCTGTGCCACCAGTTGTGGCCACGGCAGTGTAGGAGCCTTGATTCCATCCACCTTGACCAACCCAATTGTACACTCTGTTTGCAGCACCATTATTGGCCAGTACTGCTATGTCGCCGTCATTGACCAACTTGACATAGCGGCTGTCATTGCCTAGATATAGTTCAGTAGATCCGCCACCTGCGGTCAAGTGTATATGATCACCGTCTCCACCGGCTGTGGGATAAATCAACAATGCTTGGTTAGCGTTGGCACCACCTGCGGGTCTGAGTTTGATAGCACCAGTGAGTCCACCGCCTTCTGAAATAATTCCGCCTGCTGGTAATGTCAATGCACCAGTATTACCAAGGCTTGCTGTGTAGGCACCGTTGACCAAACTGGATACACTGCCAGCTGATCCAGTAATAGTAATATTGCCTTCTGCATCACTGGCAGTAGTAATACCACCTGCACCTATGAATTTAATAACTTCGTCAGTGGATACTAATCTCTGTGTGGAATCATCTGCGGCCACACTAAACTGATATGTGCCTGCAAGATTAGGTTTATCGGTTAGATCATTATAGCTGCCACTGAATAGAGTTGGCTTGTTAGTTAGATCGTTGTAACTGGTAACCCCACCACCTAGCGATCCATCATTGTCAGTTAAGTCTGAAAGATCTTTTGGAGCATTAGGGATGTCTGTATAGTTTATGGTTTGGCTAATAGGAACATTATTAATCGTGAGTTCGTTGGTTCCAGCTTCTAAACTTAAAGGAACGCCACCTAAGAACACAGTGTTGGTACTTACATATAAACTTTTGAATTGTTTAGTTGGAGTACCGAGACTTGCACCTAGATTGGTTTTAGGAGTAATATCCCCGTCTACTGTAATCTCACCGTTTACTGTAATTGGTTTATCGATAACAATAGCAGTACTGTCATCAGTACTCATTGTACTACCGGTAAATGTAAACGCACCTAAGTTTAACGTGACATCAGTTAAACCTAATGCTGTATATAATTCAGTGAAGTTAGCATTTACTTTTTGGAACGCAGCACGTAGGCTATCACCTTTCTTATCGTTAGCTGTGGTACCTACGTTAATATTTTGTTTTGCCATTTATTCGCTCCAATTAGTATAACGCATTAAAACTTGTACCATCATACCACACAGGGTATGGTCTGCCATTGGCTTTTGATGCAGGATCCCAGTTAGTACAGTCTGCAATGTAAAGTCCAACTGTAGGAGATCCCGGTGCTGCTGATAAGGGCGTCATTGACCAAGATCCATTTTCTTTAACAATAAACGCATTATTACCAGCTGCTAAATTCACACGGCCATAAATTTTAGATATTAAAATTCCTGCTAGTCCCGATGATAGCGTTAGATCAACTCCGTCTGGAGTATCTAAGGCTAATCTTGGATCAATGGTGCTTTCGCTATAAACATCTAGTCTAACATTATATGATAATTCGTCTGCATTACTAGGAACAAATTTAATTTTGTTTGTTCCTCTGATGCTAGCGTCAACGTTTGAAAGTTGAATATCGTTTTCTATTCTAACATCAGTGTTGAATGTTGTTTGTACATCTATGGTTATACCAGACGAATCGCTGGTTGAAATCCTACTACCAAAAAATTCTAGTACGTTGCTAGAAAACAATTCCTTAGTTGATGTATCATACATCAATGGTCTACCGTTGGCAGTTGAACGTATCGGATTTACATAAAAACCAGCCGCCGGTGCATCTAGTGTAAATCCAGATGCGTTAATTGCAATGGATCCCGAAACAGCTGACGGATACCCTGCTCCATTGCCTATAGAAATAGCGTAATCTCCTTGATCTACACCTGCGGTGGCTCCGATAGCAACAGCACGATTCCCTTGTCCGATATTACCTGCACCAGAACCAATAGCAACAGCGTAGTCTCCTTGAGTAAATCCACCTGCTGTAAAGCCAATGGCAACAGATTCTAAACCTTGCAGTCCGTCGCTTCCTGCACCTTGACCTAATGCAATTTTAGATTCTTCTGTTCTTAATGTTGTTGCAAATATTCCGCCATAGACTTTGTTTTCTACAGCGTCAATAATTTTAGTTGAATCGTCACCAAACACTGAACCTTTGAGGTCACCAATAAAGCCACCAGCCGCTGTTATCACTCGATCGATGGCATTAACCATAACAGTGCTGTCATCTCCAAACACTGATCCTCTAAGATCGAATACTGGATTAACTGCGATAGTTAATGTGTCTGTGGTAGTGTCTTTGGTTAGGGCAATGCCTTCACCGCCGTTAACTTTAAAGTTAGCACCTGGACTGTTAGCCACAATAGGAAATGATGTATCACCAGCTACAATAATAGAACCAAATGTATTACCAGCTGGAGCAGCATTGGTCACAGTAACAATACCTGTGGCTGCGTCAGTACTCACAGTTAATGCTGCAGAACCTGCAACAATACTTAACACTCCAGTGTTAGTGACTTTGATTCCACTGCCTGTTGATGCATTGATGCTAATACCAGCACCTTCAGTTCTACCACTAGGCAGTGCAGTTGTGCTGGTTAATGATAGTACACCTAAGTTAGTTAAGGTGATATTTCCTGTAGCTGTGCTAACGGCGATCTGACCTGCAGTACCTGCAAGGCTAGTAACACCAGTATTATTGAAAGTAATTGAATCTGCACCCGAGCTTACCACTAATTGCATAGCAGTGCCTGAATTTAAATTAACAGTTTCTCCCCACGGTGCCGCCGCAGTATTCGCTTCAATTCTAAGATCGTTGTCGACTTGGATACTATTAAAGAATGGTTCCTTGATCGGTACTCCGACCACAGTTGAATTTAACGGTAGTTCGATAGTTGAAGCACGACCTCTGATCTGAGCTGATCCAATATACACACCATTTGCTTGATCCCCTGGATTATCTTGATACTCTGCTAGGAACACTGATTTCCATCTATTGGTTCCGAGTGTACCAAGACTGTATGTGTTGTCTGTTGCCGGTGACACATTGGTATCTAATGTGCCAAAGTCTATTGGAGTCAGTCCTGATCCATCACCAACCGTTGCTACGAGACTGTCAAAATTTTCATTGACTTTGGTGAATGCTTCTAGTACTCGATCCCATCTTAGCGGTGGAGCACCTGGAGTTATATTATTATTAAATGGCATTATGTTCTCCCCACTGCAATTTCAAGTGTACCAATATGGTCACTGTCATAATCTTTTAGAGCTTTACCTACCACAGTACCGACTTTAACATCGCCTACTGCAGCCATGGCCACTCCTGGAATTCCTGATGTTACCAAGATGTCTCCTTTTTTAATTTTACCTACTACCTTACATGGTACACGACCTTGTAGTGCAACTAGATTCTTTAATCCTGGACATGCTTCATACATAGCAAAAGCAGCAGTATTAGATACGACTCCAGCTACTCTTGTATCATTTTTCATGTTGGTAGTTGTGACTTCTTTGTCGCCACCAAATACTAACACTGTACCTACTTCATAATCCTTGTCGCCTTCGTAGTTTTCCGCTAAGTCGGCTGAGTAAGTTGCTTGTAATCTCGAGTCAACACCTGCTGCACTAGTTAATTCCCAACGTCCAGTGATTTGTCCTGATACTCCATTTCCACCTGTAGTGAGAAGCTGTACCTGTATACTAGAAGCAGTGATTGGAGCATCAGCTGCACCATTCTGTGTTTTAAAATTGTGTACGTCATTCCAGTAGCCAGTAGATTTGTCTGCTGCTAATGACCCATTCGATATTAATATACCGCCGTTGGTGTTATAACCGTAGTAACGGATATATCCACCAGTACCAGTAGTAGCTGTGTCAATGCCTACTTGGTTGTCAAGTTTCAATTGGCTGATATCGACGTTTCTAGCACCAAAGTCACCATTGCTATCTCTAATAACTAGTTTGCTGGCCTCTGGACTAGCTGCAGATCCTGCAGCAGCTTCTACCACGGCATAGTCGGCATCTGATGTCAAACTTATACCGCTGGTTCTACGTAGGAATCCTGTAGATGAATATTGAGATTTTTTAATACCAGCACCACTGTCTACCACTGTACTGAAAGGTACCTGTGTAACGTTTGCAGTACCTAATGTACTATTACCTAACACAGTTAACGATCCGATCTGTTGTAGAGAAGTGATTGCAGCACCGTTGGTTTTTAAACTAATCCATCCATTGTCTGCATTAAATTCGCTGCTGTTAAAACTTGCGATACCTTTGAGTGGTCTTATAATACCACCTGTGGCAGAACCGGTTGTTGTTGAATTATAAGTTAGTGTGGTAGTGTTACAAGACACAACAGTGTATGTGCCGTTGTATCCGATCACACTCATTCCTGTAACTACAACTCTCTGACCTGCTGAGAACGGAGCAGGAGAAATTGTACCAGCGAATGTTAATGTAGCCACTGATCCGCTACCTGAGGCAGTGACTCCAGTGATGCTGGATGCCGATGTAAGGTAAGCATTGTCAAGATTTAATTTTGCATGATCAATGGCTGCATTTGCATTAACATCAGCATCGATGATAACATTAGGATTAATCTGTGCATCCACGGTATTAGCAGTACTATCTATGCTTAGACTGATATCCCCTATTACAGTGGAGTTCTGAGCAAAATTACCCGCACCAGTGAATGTCAATATGTCTGCAGATTGCGGTGCAGTAATGGTGGTATTCTGGAAGTTAGCAAATGTTAGACTACGAAGATTTACTGCATCCTGTGCGCTAGTAGGATTAGCAAGATTTACTATTTTATTAAAATTAAGGTTCATAGAACCCTTCATGCCTAACAAGCCGCTGAGTGCCATGAATCCACCACTAATCTGAGGAATTAAATTTGTGGCGTCAACTGCACTACCGTCTGCAAGAGTACCTAATCTGCGTTGAACATGAATAGCAACTGCATTTTCAGTTGGTACAGTGTCGGTTCTTTGTTCAGACATTGAAGATTCAACTGAAAACTCTGAAACAGTCACCCCTCGTTTAAATCCAATACCGTCTAGATTACTTAGGGCAATGCTGGATGAGAATGTTACTGTACCAGTACCTTGGTCCACTTTAAAATAAGGACCTACTTTAAAATTACCATATTGGTCAGTGGTTACATAGAATACACGACCTACATCTCGTTCTTGTGTTTCTGAATCCTCATCTAGAGGATTTACCGAAGCTCCAAAAATTTCACTAGGATAATTAGTATCAGCATAAGACCCAGTACCAATTTCCAATAAGTCGTGTCCTGTGACACGAGTCAGTGCAATACGAATAGTTAATGTACCTAAAGCCCCGTTGGATCTCGGCGGAACCGCAGATTTAACAGTGGTCACAGCCTCATAGCTTATAAGGCTGTCAACCAAAGGACGACTCAATGTTACTCTGGCATAATTCGCTAAAGTTACACTGGTTGGTTCATACAAGGAGATAATATACTCTTCACCTTTGAACACGAATTTACTAGTGTTTACTCTTGAAATTGATGAGCCGCCAACTGGTACCACAGCGAATGATAGATCGCCTGCTCGTCCGGTAACTTTACCTACTCTAGCATTTGTAAATGAACCACCAGTGGTATCAACTGCTGTACCACCCGGAACAAGACTAACTCGGAAATCGTTTGCACCTAATCCTGCAGCCAACACATGATAATGGAGACTCTTACTTAATCCAGTTGGCAACAACACACCTTCTGTCGATGTAGTGAATTTGACCACATCACCTGCACTAAATCCGTGTGCTGATGTTGTGCTGATCACTGCAGGTGATGCTACAGTTATACCACTGACCTCAGTGCCTGTAGGTGCCGAACTGATAAATTCGCCAGGTTGCCATAGTGTTAGATCGATATAATCATAGTTTTCTCTGAGGTTGGTTTTAGTTAACCCTCTCATCGCATAGCTATGAACTCCGGATCCGGCAGTGCTGGTATTAATAGCAGCACCATTTTTAGTTAGTGACAGCTGAAATTCAGTGTTAGTAAGACCACTGCTGATTACATAGTATGTGGTAGCAGTTGCAATACCTGTTGGTAATGTACCTGTTGTAGTAAATTCTAGAGTATAGTTCTCTAATAGTTTATGCGTCTTAGCACCTTTAATAGTCAATCCAGTACCATTAACTAGTGCAAAAGTCGAACCTCCTGGAGAGGTTGAAACAGTGAACTGATTATATTCGGGAACACTGATCACATAGTAAGGAGTACCGCTGACAAAATTATTAGCTGTAGAAGTTGGTATAAATTGATCACCGATTCTTAGTTTATGATTCTGAGATGTAGTGCAGACGTTTGTAGCAATAGTTGTAACCGTTGCTAGTACTTTTAGTACTGCAGGGCTAGCATTAGTTATACTAACTTCATATGGGCCATTTGCATCTTCATATGAACTGAATTGTAACACACGATAAACAGTGTTTGCAGTTTCACGTAATTTTAAACCAGTCGATGGTCTTACAGCAACTTCCACAAGATCGTTAGTTAGAATTACTATTCCGTTATTACGTATTGTCATAACGGTGCCGTTAGCAACTACAGCAGCTAACCCAGCACTGGTTGCTCCGACACCTGCAGTAAGGTTAAGTCGGACTACTCCAGCGGGATATGTGTCCGACTGAGTTACCCCAGTAACAGGATATCGATATAATACCGGCGCACCTAAGATTGTATGTTCAATTTCTAATTCACTGTTTCCTAGCGGAATATAATCATACCCATTAACAAAGATAACTAATCCGCCTGAGGTATTTGCAAATGAACCACTTGGGAAATAACATTTTATTTTTTGTGAAAAGTCTTCAAATATATCTGTAGGAGTTGGAATTTCTAAAGGATCTGCTCCTTCTGCTACTAAAGCATAGACTCCATGCGCACTAGATCCCGCGATTGATCGTATCTGGGCGCCGTTCAATGAATAATATGAAATATAGCAATAGTAAGTGAATACTGACACAGCTTCAACTAATCCGCCATTGGTAGCTAAAATACCATAGCCCATGTCGTTGATCTGTGTGTAGTCATTACCTAGCATTGATCTATTACCAGGCATTAATAATTCGTAGGTTCTTTGAAAGCTGATTGTGCCACTACCACCTGCAGTTGTGTTTACAGCAGTAGTGGAACCAAACGTTGCTGTGATCTTAAATGTGTTATTGGTTAATCCATCAGCCAACACATAGTATTCAGTATCAGCTATAATTCCTGTGGGTAAAGTACCTGTGCTGGAGAATGTTACAATAGCACCAGCCTGTAGTCTATGATCGACCCTTGTGATTACAGCGGGAGTCGCTGTACTGATAGTACAGGTCTGAGCGCCAGCAGTTCTTAAGAATGCATTAGTTTCATCTAGCACAAATGTAGCTGTGCTGCCTGTGGTTGAATACACGTAGTCTCGAACGTAGTTTACTCTGTAAACTGTGTCATCTACCAAGAAGCTGGCTGGCAGTTGTGGGAATCGATCTAATCCACTAACAGATATTCTAGTACCTGTGATAATACCTGCGCCAGTTATTGTACTAGTATGTTTCCATTGTAGGTTACCTACGAACCCATCAACAAACATACCTCCGGCAAATGTCTGAGCGTCAATACTCTTAGAGAACGATGCGCATTCTTGAGCATATGGAGATTTTGCTAGGATTTGTCCTGTAGGATCAAGAGTTAACATGAAACCACCGTGACCCTGCGCTGTGATAGCCTGCCAACGTACAGCGTCATTGGACAAGAATACATCTAATTGATCATTGTCCTTAGGATAATTTACGCTGCCGCTGCCATCCATTACATCTTTGAGTGCAGCGATCAATGCATTGATCACAGTACCAGAACCTGCTTCTGCGGTGTAGGCAAGATCAATAATTTGAGAAATAATCGTTTGATTAACAGTGATCACACTGTTAGCTATCACAGAAGTTATCAAAGTGTTTAATCTAGTGATAGCAGCAAGTGTCTGGGATAGTTGTGCCCCAATGGCAAGTAATCCGCTGGCATTTTGATAATATTTTAAACCAGCTGAAATAGTTCTGTTGTATTCACCATATTTTAAGTCGAATACCAACGAATCAAGTATTAATCCAACATCTCGTTTACATACGGCACTATCATAAGAAAATGCAGGAGTGAATGGTGCAATGTTGTTAGCGATCTGATAATTAATCCATGCTATAACTTCATTCTGTAAAAACCCTCTATTTAGATCAATCAGCACTGCTGCAGATGTGTACGCACCTTTGTTATCAACTTTGGGATATACCGGTTGAGAACTGTCCTGCAGATAATGATAACCATAAAGTCTAGTTGCGGTGGTTAATCCGTCGATGGTTAAATCTCTGCGGAATTTGTTAAAAGCCCAAGGGCTTGAACTAGTACCGCTTCTAGGTCTTACAATACAACGCCTAAATTCATCACCAACTATAGAACAATTTTGTGGAACCTTGAGGGGATAATTTTCTTCATAGATGCCACTTTCAACGTTGATAGTGATGTGTATGTTTTTAGTAACATCACCATAAGATATAACTTCTCCGACTTGGAAGGCACCATATTTGATGTCAACATCAAATAACTCATTGCCTCCGCTGTCAAGCTCTCCATTATGGCCTAGTATTTGAGCTAACGCACCGGAAGTTTCTCCGTATAAAAATAGTCCTTCTCTGATATCTCGACCACGAATAGCTTCTGGAGTGCTAGATAGTACATCCCCAGTAAAATCAGTTCTGAATCCATCTGTTCTAAGAGCGAATCTTGGAAGATCAACGGTCAGTGTTGGGATAGTTATAAACCCACTGCCTTGGTCTGTGATAGTGATCCCAGTTACAATACCACCACTAACAAATGCTGTTCCAAACGCACCAGACCCGCCACCTCCAGCGATTCTCACTGATACTAAACTGTAACCGGTACCACCGCTGGTAATTGAAACAGAGTTTACTTTATAGGTCAAGTTAAATTGCGCACCAGTACCGATGGCTCCTATGCTTACAGGAGCAGCTGATGTTAATATAGTTGTAGCTACTCCAACGGATCCCGGTAACACACTGTATGCACCTGTAGAAACAATTCTATAGGTAGCAATCGCCCCAGGAGTGGTAAGGGTAGTCAATACTTCGATTGTTGCGGCTCCGCCGCCCGGTGCGATAGTTCCGCCGCTGACTGCTAATATGTCTCCAGGAAAATAATTGGTGCCAACACTTTGAAGGGTCGCAGTGTCTATACTCATTTTTACTGCGCCGCTAAATCCCACACCCGATGAAGGTGATGTAGCGACACTAGTTAGTGTACATTCACCAGCACGACCGTTGAAGGTTAATACCTTTTTATAAGGGCCGATCTCTTGACGTGCTTCTAGTACTAATTCTTCTGCTCGTCGACATGCTGCTTCGATGGTTCTGTAAGCATAGGCCAATGCACGGCCTTGAAACTCTCTGGCTAATCCAGGTCTTTCATCTTGACCACTGAGAGCCACAAACAAATTAGACACACTGCCGAATGCTGCATTATCAACATATGATTTCGTAGCAGCTATCAATCCATTGTATAAAATATCATCATCCGGCTCTGGCGATCTTGATAATACTAGCGGACCGGTCATAGTACCAAAATTAGTAGTGGCTAGTCCACTAGCTGGATCTATAGCATTAACACCGGCCTTGGATATTTTAGTATCAGCATAGGCTTTGTTTACAGCTTCGTTAGCAGTAACTGGTATTGTAAGATCTTTGATTCTATACTGATTGCTTCCGCTTTGCGCACTGAGATCTCCACCTAATTGCGGGCTAGGGTCTGCAGAAATTTCTGCAAATTCAGAAATGATTCTTATTTCTGAATTGTTAGAGGTAAAGTCTAGAGCAATACCAGTACCAGATACTAGGCGTTTAAATGCGATTCCGGATTCTGTATTGTTGATTGTTAATAATGGGGTGTTACCAGTTGAGTCATTTAAACCAACATATGAACTAGGAGTGTCGTCTAGATTGATGAAAGTTAATTTTTCACCAAGTCCTAAGGAACTGTAGAGTTCTCTGAAGTTGTCGTTGACCTTTCGGAACGAATCACGTATACTATCACCGGTGCCGTCATTACCGACTACACCTACATCAATTACTTTTCTCGCCATGGCTGATCCTAAGAATAAAACTTTCTCTAATATTTAGCCTGATTTTTTAAAAGCCTAATGTAAATACTTGATGTTTCTAAAGACTAAAAGACAGCGTACCACCTATTCTAGAACCAGCAAACTAGGTTTAACGCACAAGTATGAACGTATAAAAACTATAGCTGAGTTTCGTTGTGACAACTGTGACTCAGAATTTGAACGTGATTTGCGAAAGATAGACCGCAGAAGATTAAACAATAACTTCTTTCATGTGTGTTCTAAATGTGATGCTAAGAGATTTGCTCAACGAAAAGGAGTAGAGCAGAAAAAAATCTGGGATTTGCCTGCCAGTACTACATTACCTGTGGGAAAATATTAAACTGTAAAACTCTCGCCGCAGCCACAGCGAGCTTTTTCATTAGGATTTTTAAAATCAAATCCCTCATTGAGTCCATTGCGAACCCAATCCATTTCAACTCCATCAACATAAACCAGACTCTTAGGATCTACAAATACATGTACGTTGCGGCTGACAAAACTCATATCTTCCGGCAGGGGTACATCTACATATTCCATAACGTAAGAAAGCCCTGAGCACCCAGTAGTTTTAACGGCTATCCGGATGCCTAGTCCTTTTCCCCTACGCTCTAGCTGGGTTTTAACTTTAGATGCTGCTAGTTCAGATAGCGTGATCATGTTTAGTTTTATAATCGGCTACCGCAGCTTTAATAGCATCTTCTGCCAATACTGAGCAGTGGATTTTAACGGGCGGCAACGCAAGTTCAGTAGCGATGTCGCTATTTTTAATGGATTGGGCCTCGTCCAAGTTCTTGCCCTTGAGCCACTCAGTGACAAGACTAGAACTGGCAATAGCAGAACCACAACCATAAGTCTTAAACTTCGCATCAGTAATAACTCCGTTGTCATCAACTTTAATTTGTAGCTTCATAACATCACCACAGGCAGGTGCTCCCACCATCCCTGTGCCGATATCTGAATCATTCTTGTCAAAGCTACCTACGTTACGGGGATTCTCGTAATGATCGATCACTTTGTCTGAATATGCCATTTTACTTTTTCTTCCTAATTACACGTCTAGCAGTGGCTTTGATAGATCTTGGATGGTGTGCTCTAAATTTAGCCACGATTATTTCCTTTTACGTAGTTGTCTACGAACTGCTGCTTGTGTTTTTGTTTTTGCTCTGTAAGCCATAATGGATTATCCTTTCTTAAAAAATCCTAATACTTTTGCTTGAATTCCTTTAGCGAAGTCTGGTTGCGGAAAATTCCAACCAATAAATGCACCAAGTGCTAACCAAAATAATGTTTCTAACATAGTCATTCTCCTTGTAGTCTAATGTTGACGGTTTCCCAATCAACGATTCGCCAAATGTTTTGTAGATATTTGGCTTTGTCCTGTTGATAATCAAGGGCCCATGCATGCTCCCACCAATCGATCAACAGTGCAATCTTCATGTTCTTTTTGTATTCGTGATTGCGAATAGTTCGGATTTCACCCGACTTATCCATATATATCCAACCGCTGCCCTGAATTGACATAGCAGTTTTTTCAAACTCTTCTTTAAATTTATCAAAACTAGTGTATTTAGAATCTATGAGATCTAGGCTAAGTCCTTGAGGCTTATTAGCAGCTCTGGGCGGAGTGAGGTTTGAAAACCAAATGTTGTGCAGCATCGCACCACCGTAGTTGAAATCCGCATCGCCTTCGCCTGCATTGTAACGATCAAAATACTTGCTGGCTAAGCCATCGAAGTGATATTTAATAGTAGCTTCACTCATTACAGGATCCAACGCATCTTTAGGGAACTTCAGTTTGTCCTGACGAATTTCTCGATTGTCTTTAGTTTCTGTTAAACTTTTAATAAAATGTAGCGTCATGATAATATTTATAGTAAATAAAGCATAGGAGAAAATATCATGCTAGAATTTTTCAAGAAACTCTTTGGACGTGCAGATGTTAACAAAGACGGTAAAGTAGATGCTGCTGATGCCAAAGTTGTAGTTGAAGTAGCCAAGGAAGAAGTTAAAGTGGTTGCTGAAAAAGCTAAAACTGTCGCAAAAAAAGTAGTGTCCAAAGCTAAATCTGCTACAAAATCCAAATCAAAGCCCAAGGCGTAATGCCTGTTGATATAGTGCAAAGCTAGCAAGATTCTTTGCTTTGCTTTCGCACATGATATCTGCATATGGTCTGAACGTTAAGGCCCAATCATTTACCGCAGTGTTCCAATAAAAGCCACTGTGTGCTCGAAGTTTGGCTTTTTTGTAACCCTGCTCTAAGAGCGATGGAAGATCGGGGCGGATGTGTTCGGGATGGTCAATAAGACAGTCTTCCCGTGACACACTGTAATGTATAACAGGCCTAACGCCACGCCAGCTATCGCCAATCCTTTTAACACGGTCATCAGTGGCTTCAATGTATTCTCCAGTTTTTACCCAATGGTGATGTATGTCAAGCACTAGGGCACAGTCATTGACCAATTCAAGACTGGAGTCAATGCCCCAAGTCATTTCATCATTTTCTATAGTAAGACAGTTACGAGCTTCTGGAGTCATGCGATTTAGTGCTGCACGAACACCGGGTGGACCTTGGCGTCCTGCAATGTGTACATTGATCTTGTAGTCTTGAAATGTTTTGCCATAGCCCATCCATCGAGCCATGTCTACGTGATATTCAAATTCTTCTATTGATCGTTCTACAATGTCAGGGTTATCAGACGCCAACACGCAAAACTGCCCAGGATGAAAGCTGAGCCTAACATCACTCTTCCTAGCCAAATCACCGACTCGGGCAAACTCTCTTTCTGCAAAGGTTCTGACATCGGACTGCCGCCAAAACCACTTCCAACTAGGCTCAGTGTATACAGGAAGTATATCGCTGCTGAGTCGTACCATTCTAAGATTTTCATCTAATGTCCCTACCCTATCTACCAACTTGTAGCAGGCTTCAATGTTTCTTTTCATTAAATCCCAAAGCCGCTGTTCTGCTTCTTGAGGATGTTCACGCAACCACCTAACTGTGGTAGCTCCTGTATTTAAGTCGCGATCAACAGCATTAATTTTCATTCCGGAAACTTCGGAGGGATCATTGATCCATTTGCAGGCAAAGCCTAATCGTTTGAGCATAATTTTAATAACTCTTTCTGTGTATCGGTCCAGTTAATAACATTATAACATCTTCCTTGAGCGTTGTCAAGTATAGATTGAGCCAATGCATAATCGTTGCCTCCGGGTTCCATACGATCCCCGAAGAATATAACCGGTTGTTTTATGTATGATAATATTTGAGATTTATCATGTCCATTGGGGAATATATCAATACTGATCTGTCCACCAATTTCAAATGTAAGATCGGGCAATAGCTCTTTTAATCTTTTACAAATCTCAGCTCTTTCTTGATGTTCTTGATCCCAATGATAATATTCTTCACGCTGTTCATGAGTACAGTTACGTCCGATGACACTGAAGTTTACTAGTCCGGTTCGAATTTCAATGTGATTGCCATTGCGGGTGGGCCAGGGGCTACGTACCAATGCGTAGGTAAGCTGGTCAATTAATTCTGATGGTGGAGTCCACGTAGATTGATGTACTAATTGATTTTTATGATAAACAACATTACCTGCACAGTTAAAACAGTACTCAACATTTTCTACAATGTCCAACCCAACCTGTTCTATAGTTTTATCACGGTCACTGCCTGAGATTAGTATTACGGAATATTGATTGATAAAACGTAGGAACCACTTTTTGAAATCAGGATCCATTACACCACGACTAGGAGTTAGCGTCCCGTCTACGTCAAAAATAAATTTATCGCCAGTTGTCAAGTACAAATTTATCTCGTACTGCACAGGGATTTGGATCACCGTGAAAGACTGCAACAGAACATCCGGGCTCAATGACTACGTCATCACGCACATTAGTGAACTGTCGTCTACCATTGACTAAAGTTAATTCTTCTCGACTGCGTATTTCCCATTTATAACTCTGTATCCATTCTCTAGGCCAAAATTTAATTTTATCTCTGCACAGTTTCCAAATCCAATCTTGATCTCCTGCTAGGCGTTGTGCTTCTCTGGGGTTGGTTTTGAACTGATTCCAAATATCAGTTTGGCTTCCGTGATTCCATGCTAACACACTGCTGTTGAGATATTTCCAATTGGCATGGAATTTTCTATTGAAATCATGTATACCTACGAATTCTGTGGCGAGATATCCTGCAAGTTTATCGATGTTAGCATGTATTACAACATCTAGATCAAAGTATAAGATGCGTCCAGTCAGTGGAATATTAGGATCAAACATATGAACCTTGTGCCACCAACCGCGAGCGTAGTTTGCGTTAGGCTGTACGATACTACGAACACCGGTGATTGGGTGTTGATCATCTGTGAGACACACAAACTCGTAGGGTATGGTCATATGTCGCGAGACCATGTTACGTAATCTTTCTACATACTCTCTGCCATATTTGTTGCCAAAGCGAACACACAGCACAGTAATCTTAACATTAGGATCAATATTATCTAAAGCCTGTTGATTTTCTTTTTCCGATTTCAACAGTGCTTTGCGAAGTTTCCTTTGTTGTTTAGTTTCTTGGTTTTTTAACGTATCCATCGATGCCTACTAGGTCTTGAAGTAAATCTTTGAGTTCGTGCAGTGGTATCATATTCGGACCGTCTGAAGGTGCGTTATCTGGATCTTCGTGGGTTTCGATAAACACACCTGCTAGACATCCTGTGGCCACAGCCGCTCTAGCCAAGTAAGGAACCATTTTGCGATCCCCGCCTGACGTTGATCCTAATCCACCAGGTTGTTGAACAGAATGTGTGCAATCAAATACCACGGGATACCCAGTGTCTGCCATAATAGGTAGACTGCGCATATCAACCACAAGATTATTGTATCCGTGAGTATAACCTCTTTCACATAACATAATACGAGTATTACCGGTTGAAGCGATCTTTGCCGCAACATTTTTCATATCATGGGGTGCAAGGAACTGCCCTTTCTTGACATTTACTGCGCACCCTGTGGCACCTGCGGCTAATAATAGATCAGTTTGTCGGCATAAGAATGCTGGTATTTGTAATATATCAATACCAGCGTCTGCTGATAACTGTGCTTGATAAGATTCGTGTATATCAGTGAGTACAGGAATTCCAAATTCGTGTTTGATAGAATTTAAGATTTTTAGACCTTCATCAATACCAATGCCACGCTGTGTTCCAATACTGGATCTATTGGCCTTATCAAAACTGCTTTTATAAATTAGATCAATGTCTAACTCATCGCAGATTTCTTTGATAGAGCCAGCAGTGAATTCAGCATGATCTTGACTTTCAATCTGGCAAGGGCCTGCTATTAGGAAAATTTTATTGTTATTGTTGGCAACAACTCTGCCGATATTAAATGTATGCATAGGGATATTTATTATCAGCTTTGTTATCCTGTTCAAAACAAAAATTAATATTAATAAACATCCTGTGAGAGTTTTTGGGAACACTTCCAGCATGATATTGTAATCCATCAAAAATAATACATTTATTTTTTTTAGGAGTTATTCGTTGACTAATAGTCTTTTTGCTATTATCGATCGTTCCAGTATGTTTCTCATTAAAAAATATTGTATCGCCGTCGCTATCACTTACGTAGTATATCATGACCATGTGAGGGTTAGCATAATCTGTATGAGGCCCCTGATAAAAATCTCCAAAGGTTGGGTTTTTATACAATAATACAGCCCTTGAACGTTCGACTTCTTTTACCGTCTTAGCAGTACGTTGTTCCATTGCACTTATTAACGAACGAATAATTCCAGCATGTGGACATACTAGTTGTTTATTATCTACAAATATATGCATAAATCCGTCAGATTCTTTAATTTTAGGATCATTAGCCACTGCCTCATCATTAACACAGGGTCCTGATATTGATTTTATATATACCCAATTAAAATCTATAGATAACATAAAATTCTCAATACTATCAGCAGTTGCACTATCTAATAAATTGTCAATTTCTAAAATCATTGTAATCTATCTCTTGATAATATAATTCTTTCGCCATTGTGTTTGGTTAATTTGTTACCGATTGCAAGTTGGTTAATATCAAATGTATGCATAGGAATATTTACCAATGTCTAATAACACCAGCAATGATAAAAAGATTTGTGATTACATAAACAGAAACAATAATTGTTCGGATAACAGCAACACGATCAGATTCCTGATCCGTGCTGCCTGCCTTTTCACCAAGGGCTTTAGCCCATAAGCGCCACAATTTAGTTATCCTTCGTAGATCGCGGAGTTAGCACCGTGTTCAAACACTTCTACTGAACGCAGAGTAACACCTTGTCCTACAGGATATCGACATTCAAAGGTTTTCAAAGTACCGCCTTTATCATTTTTAAGATGCCACGATTGACCTGCTTGATAGGTTTTGATAATTTCGTCTAGGGTTTTAAATGCTAATTCTGAGAATTTTTCGCAGCCGACTGCTGGAACAATTCTAAGATCACAAATCCCACCTTGATCTTGTAATCCTAATGCTGCCATGTCTTTGAATTGTGACAGATAAGGATCGTCCTCTGCAATTACTAAAGTATGATCGAACATGTGTTCTAACCATGCCTTAAATGCTTTAAGCCCGCCGAAGTCCATGACCCAATTTCGATCGTCTAAGGTCTCACTTTCGAAATGAACACGAACACCGATAGAATATCCGTGTAGTAGTGAGCAATGTGAATGTGTGCTTCTCCACTGTCTAAAACAGCATGAAAGCCCTTGTTCGTTACCGTAAGTTTTTGTTGAAATATATTTTGCCATCTCTAGTCTCCTTTGTTTGAAAAGTAGCAAGTTTGATGACTGCAGAATTTTTATAGAGGGATGATGCCATATAGTCCTCTCAGTGCCTGTGTGTGCATTGTACTATTATACAACAATAGTATTTAATGTCAATAGACTAATTGCTCAATATTTCTGAATTGAACGTTAGGTAGTTGCCATTCTCTGGGTAATACCCAATCTGATTGATTTAGTATTGTAAATTTTATCGAAGGATACAAATGGAATATTTTAGAAACCTGATAGATCCAATAATTATAATCTATACTGTGTGAATCGGGCGCAGCATAGTTATTGGTACCTTTGTAGATGTTGTTGACTTTGTTGTTTTTGGAGTAGAGGTCATACCCCACCAAGGTAATATCATCGAAACCTAGGTCAGCTGCTACCAGTACAGCGTATCCGCCACTGCCCCAATGATCGGGTTGATCACGTTTGGCTTCTCCCTGATATGGTAATATAGGAACCTGTTTGATATTTTTTAGTTTTTGTATCTTTCTGTAGTATTTGAACCAATCTTCTCGAACATATATTTCTGTGTTGGCAGTATTGGGATTCTTTACAGCCTCTTCCACCATTCTTCGATCACAGCATACAAGATGATCCACTGTGATATCACGATGTATGGCATTACAGCCTATAAGAATATTATCGATTTTAAGAGAGACTAGATCTAGATTGCGTCGACTTTCGCCGTTGCCTATGACTAATGCTCGAGACACTTTATCTAATTTCGCCGAACTGTGCCCAGATACCCGGATTACCTGATTGAATGCAGATCCATCCAACATAATTTCTTTGCTGAGGTTCTGAGTTCCATACGATATCGCCCTGTTTGAAACTACCGCCTTCTGGTGGTCGTGTGCCTTTGAGATGCAGGGTATCGTTGAATTTGATAGCGCCACCTATATGTAGATTGGCTCTAGGATCTGGTGTACCGACATTAATGCCCATAGTACCGTGAACTAATACCTGTACAGGACCGTTGTTACGATTGCCTAATTCAATGTTACCACCTGCACTGATAGTAACTCTAGTGGTATTATCGGTGATTAGCTCTAGATCGCTGCTGTTATATGCACCTATGCCTGCTTTGTTATATTCACGAGCACCAATAACTATTTCAACACCTTCATCGCAGATGCTGAGAGCAGCATTGGGTTCTTCGGTGCCTAGGCCTAGTCTATCTGATGTAGCGTTGTAGTATAAAAATTGATTAACACTTAATGATCCATCAACTATCAGTCCACGTAATCTGCCAACTTCTCGTAGACTACTTTTAGTGATAGAGGTGCCTAGTTCTTTGTCATCGATGATTTTAATACCGTTGATCGTTAATGCGCGGTCTTTGGCTAGATCTATAGTCTCTGATGAAAAGAATCTGTCAGGGCTAGGTTGATACACCAGCTGTTTGGTATGACCTCTACCAGCCCATATTAATCCCTTACCCTCGATGTCACCATTGAATTTAAGATAGGACAGCTCGACGATATTAGTATCTTGATTTTTTTCAGAAAGGATATCGTTAAGCAGTGCTGAAAGATTATCTAATTTTTCTTGTTGTGTGGCCATTATTATGTTCCGATTTTCCCAAACGGTGCCCATATACCAGGATCTCCAGCTTGAACACATACCCAACCTACAAAATTATTTACTTTAGGTTCAGTGTTCCAAACTATATCACCTGTGTTATATGCTCCTGCTACAGGATGTGTGGCAGCGTATTTGTGTAATTTACCGTTGAATTTAATTGCACCATTTACATGTAGATCAACTTCTGGATCAGGCATGTTTACTCGCACAGATAATTTTCCATGAACGCTAACCTGTATAGGTGGCTGTTTGGTATTTCCTAACTGTATGTCGCCGTTGGCTGCGATACCAATTCTTGTGGTGTTATCAGTGACTAGATCAAATGCATGGCTAGCAAAGGTGCCCGCGATACCGCGAACACTGTCTCGAGTGCCCAACATGACTTCTATGGCATCTTCGGCTACAGAAAAACTAGCATTAGGCTCTTCAGTACCTAGTCCTAGTCTGTCTGAAGAAGCATTGTAATATAGATAGTTGTTGATGCTTATAGAGCCATCAACTATTAGTCCACGTAATCTACCTACTTCACGTAGATTACTTTTGGTAATAGTAGACCCTAGTTCTTGATCATCGATAATTTTAATGCCATTGATCGAAAAAGCCTTGCCCTTGGCAACGTCTACAGTTTCAGAGCTGAAAAATCTATCAGGTTCTGCAGCGAATATAAACTGTTTAGTGGTTTTTAATCCTGTCCAAATCAATCCTTTGTTAGCACCATTGAATGGAATGTTAGAATCTTTTTCGAACTTGATATCAGCTTTAAGTTCTTTGACTTCTAGAATATCTGCTTTTATAGTCCTGGCAGTAACATCACCAGTTACTTTGAGATCGCCTTCAATACTGTCAACAGATAACGATGATATCTTGACGAAATCATCTTTGACCAAAATCTGTTCTTTTGATGCTTGGTCAGTGATTCCGGCACTGCTAAATCCTAGGATTTTACCCTGATATATATGATCGCCACTCAGTGATCTTTTAGGTAATCGACTAACGAATACCAATGGATCGTTAAGCAGTGATTCGGGTTCTTGGCTAGTCAATGCATCGGATAATGCTGCTAGAGCTTGTTCGAGATTCTTTTTGTTCATAGTAACATATTTATCCACAAACAAAAAGCGGGCACCGGGCCCGCTTTTACTAAGAATCTACTTTGTTATTGTATTCTAAGTAGGATAATATCTTCGTTGATGCGGCCATTAAGTTTGATATCCACAGCTTTAATATCATCTAAAAACTTGCGTAGTTGAACTTTACCTGCGGCTTTGAATTCTTTCAGTTGTTCTTCTGGCTTACGCAGTGTCTTTTGTACACTTAGGTTGCTGTTAAAACCAGTAATCGATGTACCTTTAACACCAAGTTCTAGGTATTCATTGGCTACATATTTGCCTACTTTGCGTGACTTGATGTTGTAGACCCAAAGTTCTTTAGCACCAATTATCTCTGTAGGATTAATCGACACTAATTTAAGCTGTTCGTTAGTCTTGGCATATTTAAGTTTAGCAACGATCTTATCTGCAGGTACGACTTTTTTAGCACGTGGCTTACGATTAACCTTGGCTTCTTGCCCTAGCATTTCACAGGCTGAAATGATCTCATGATAGAAAGCTATGATCTTTTTTAACTGTGGTTTAGAAAGATGCTCATACGCTTCTTTAAGTTGTTCACAGTTACCTTCAGCGGCTTCTTGTAGTTCTTCGTAAGATTTAGTATAAAATCCCTTGATGATCCTAGCGTGTGCCGCTTTGGCTTCTTTAGCCTTGAGCAGATTAAGTACTTTGATAGCTTTAGGATCAAACGAATCTGGATTCGTAGTAAATGCATCTAATGCATAATCGATCTCTTCTGCCATTTTACCAGCAGTTTCGCGTAATCTATCTTGTATTGTAGCTACTGGAATAACAGGCTTGGAGGTATCTTCTTCCTCTTCAATGTCATTTTTGCCTTCTTCCAGGATCTTGTTAATTGATTCTTTAATCCATTTTGATGTACTGCGTCCTTCGTTGAATCCTACACGACTATCGGGCATGCCCTTGAGTAGGTTAGCAACTAACGAACCTGTAGTAAGATTACAACGCCAATCTTTGGTTTTTTTGAACGTTGCGATCTGTTCTTTAGTGAACTCGTTCGCAGCCATCCACGTGATAACTTTGGGCTTTAGCTCTTTGCCGGATGATTCTAAGCGATACCAATCCATGCTGATACGGAAATGTCGACTGTATTCGTCTTCGGACATTGTATCAACATTATCCCATTTTGGTGAATGATCTCGACCTTTAGCAGATCTTGCTTCCGTTAAATGGGCTGCCTTGGATTTACGCTTTGTTACCATCATGAATGCTCCTAATAATTAAACAATACTTATATTATAACACCAAACTTGGGTCTTGTCAACCGCCTTCAAAACGTTTAATTAACTTAGGTTCGCCCGATTCATCTTCTTGATATACTATAGCAGCCAAAAATCCCTCACCTAGACACTGTTCTGCAATAGCAAACGCTTCTGTTTTACTAGCTGTGGTGTCTACCAGATCCTGGTGCCCAATTTCGTCTTCGCTCCAAATTTCAAATAACAAATAGCTCATTTAGTCTTTATCCCACTCAACTGATATCCACCCCAGTTGTTTTAGATCCTCCTTAATTTCATCAGTTACAACTCCTTCAGGTATATATCCCTTTGTACCATCCAGGTCTCCATTACCTAGTCCTTCCCCAATACCGCTACAGTACCAATCGATATAGTCGCCTTGCATTCTCATATTAGCAACAATGCCGCCGGCATGCCGCCAAGAACAACTCCACAATTCATCTTTTAAGATCGGAATAACATCCAATTTTTGAAATTGCATGTTACACATAGCCGCATATAAGTTTTGAGCATACCTATCACTGCTACGAACTTTTTTTAGAATAGGATCGCAAGTTCGGAGATCATATTCCATATTGTTCTTTTGCCATTCGGCATCTAATTCTTTACCGTCTGCTTCCTCTCGCCATTTTTGCCACATCTCAATCATGGCCCGAGCATTTCGATTGGTAGGATCTTCTATAAGTTTTTCTTCGTAGGACTTTGCCTGAAAGGTCATACGATCAGGACTTTTACTGATATCGGTCATACTTCTTTATCTGATTCAGCAAACGGCCAACTACCTTCTATAATTTTATTTAAAGAATCAACAGGATCCCATGGTTTACAATATTTTGCACGATTCTTACGACCTTCTTTGGTATCTGGATCATAATCAATCCAACTAAACTCTGTGCCTTCACATTCTGGACAGTGGTCGTTGTAGTCGTCATCGGTTATTCGATCTGAACCGTTACCTACCCAACCGCATTCGTTATTGTCACAAATAACATCTACGGGCTCTGGCGGCTGGTTGACCCAAGAACTTGTGTCCCAATTATAGCCCTGCCAAGTATCAACATCTGACTGTGGTTTGAACTGTCCATATTCCCACTCACCGAACTCTGTACCGTTCCAATATAGTGTACCGTAGGTAGTGCCAAAACTACGCCATACTGCACTGTACCACCCTTCTACTGTGGGTTTGACTTTGGCAAACTTAAACTTAGGCGACTTTTCCCAATCACTTGGGCCCGTACCACACGGCGGATGTCCCCAATCTTTTTCTTCCGGAGCATAACGTTCAAAGTTACCATCATCATCTAACAGTAATACCATGTTCATATCACTGCTCTTACCGCTTGTGCTGCCACCCCAGTTGTCAATATCTTCACCGTCGTAGGTTATACCGGTAACAATATCTTCACCGTCAAAATCATCATATTGCAATTCTAACTTAGTAATATCGAACGGTGCCCTAAGTTCAAGATCGGCTTCAAAGAAAGTTCCTTTTTCGTTTGAAACACCAATAAACACCACTGTGCCTTTGGGCTTTGAACCTGCCCACACTTCGTCATTGCAACATAATCCAATGTCTGTTCCGTCAATACTATCTAAGGATCGTTCTAATACGGTATCACCGTTTTCATCATCAATTTGAATAGTACCTGCATCACGACTTACACCACTGATATGCCCCATGTCATCGCATTCGTACCAGCTACCAGGAGTAAACGGTAACATGTCTAAGTCAAGCCCCATTTCATCTTGAGCAGTATCTTCATCGCCCCAAGCGATTTCTGACAAGTCAACTTGATGTTCCATGCAGTAGTCCCATACGGCTTTGTCTACGGTGCCCATAACCTTTTCACCACCATAGCCCCACATGCTGATCTTATAGGTGCGTGGCGTAAACTTAAGAACTTCAATAAGTTTTTGTTGCTCTACTAATCGCTGTGCTTCTAATTCCTCTTTAGTCGGCTCTGGAGCATCACCTGGTGCAAACGGCCACGATGCTTTGGGATTATTTGTTGACATGATTTTCCTTTTTGAATTTTTTTACATCAGTGATTGCAGATTTTAAAGTTTCTGCATAATTAAGGGCCTGTTGTTCTGATAGTGTGATAGTAGTTTGGGCAATAACGGCACCAGTAGCCCACAGTTCCCAAGTTAGTTTAACCTTGCGAACAAAACTGTTTATAATACTTTTCCAAGCCCAATCAAATTCCTGTAACCAAATACTATCAATGTCATATCGGGGTTTTATATTTTCGGACCAATAGTCAGTTTTAACTGTGGTATACACGTTTACACTAATGCCGGTATCGTCTGCTTCGATTTCTACATCATGTTCGTGATTTGATTGTCCACACTCGCAGACAATCTTGTACATTTTACTAGATCCCCAATCATGAGTTTTCGATATACCTTCTGCTGGTAGTTGTGCTTTCAATGTAACACTCCCATGTCTGGTGTTAGTTTAGTTACTTTGTCTCGTTTATCGGAAATTGAATCAACTATAGAATTGTACTCATCTTCTTCTAAGATAGTTTTATAAATGCTCAATGCTTGTGTCATAAGAATGGCTGCAATCGCAAGTGGACTATGATCCTTACCAATCATCGTGGCATGAAATGCCCAATAGTCTTGATAAAGATTTTCTAATTGATCAGTTGATTCGTTGTTGATGTCTGTATTCACGTCTTAACCACCATTTATAGTTGTTCCAGTATTGTTTCATTGTACTAAGATCTTGACCAAATGTCAATCTCTCTTCGCAGTTTTCTCGCCAAATTTCTTGTACCCAAAGTCGAAATGGTTTCATATTAGGTCCAAAGACTTTGTCTAATTTTAATAAGACGAATCATCATTGCTTCGTCCTCTTTTTCGTAATCTGCTTCAATCTTTTGTAGTAGCTTGTGAGCTTTGTCGCTGGCTTTTTTAAGCACTGGATCTTTATCACTGCTAAAACTCAACTTGCCACCGTTAGCAATACGACTAGCTTCGCATGCCGCAGTCCACCCACTTGCTTCGTATGCGTCTGGGCGATTGCGATAGGTAACGGTCCACCAAGTGTAGAGCTCAATAATTTCTTTGGCACTTGTAGCCTGGTATGTAGGAACAGCTTCGTGTTTTTTATCTTCATCAAGAAAATCTACGTTAGTAAGACTGCTTGCCCACTTGAGATATTCCATACCAGCTTCTGGACAGCGCCATGTACGCCAGCGTAGCCAACCACTGCGCCACCAAGGCACTTCAAATTCAGTTTTGGCTTCGTCACTCCACATGCAGTGATGCCATGCCTGTTCTATTTCAACAAAGTCAACTAGTTCATTAAAAAGACATGGGAGAAAACGGTTCCCAACATCTGACCAAGAACCAGGCTTGATATCCCGAGGGTGAGCAGTAAGAGCATGACTATGACTAACCCAGCGGTTATTAATATAGTATCT